TATGCAAATTCTCACTCACTCGGAATTTGCCCCTGCCGGCCCTCGGTCCGGGCCCGCGGCCGCACCTGATCCTAATCTAATCAAGGGGATGGCCCAGGTTAGTGAGTGCTCACATACCTGGCGCTGCTGCTGGGATGGCCTCGATCGTGGGGCCGGCGCTGATCGTGATGCAACACAAGAGTGGGGCAGCATGGGCGGATGGCTTAGGCCGTATGGTATTGGGGCGTAACCCATTCGCGGCGCGGTAGCCTGTCCTGCTCCTCGGCCGTCCCTGCTATGCTCTTGGTGGATTGATCGCGGCCGCAATGGTGGCGCGGCATCCAAACCTGATCGAGGTTAGTGAGTGCTAACTAACTGGCAATGGCTAAGACTTCATCCGCTGATCTGATCGACGCACTAGCTGCGCATTGGAACGTGTCGCGGCCAACTGCTCGGGCGCGGATCAATGCCGTAGTGCGCACCATCATTGCCAAAGCCTCGCGCGGCCCTGTGACTGTCCATTACCTCGGCCGCATCTACTACGCGTACCGCAAGGCATACTCAAAACGTTCGCCACGCGGCGAGCTCGAAATCATTCCGGCCGCTCGCATTCTCCGCTTGAAACCTTCCAAGCAATTGAAACACAAAGCAAAGTAGCACGCAATCCGTTGTAACTCCTTCCAGGTTAGCGAGTCCTCACTATTACCGTTCGTCGGATGATAGTGGACAAATCGTTTGTCCGTTCCTAATATGTGAATGGTAAGCCACCACACACAGGAGATATAGATGAACGCACATACACCGACGCCGTGGTTCATCGTTGCGAACCACACCAAGGATCAATACGAGTTTGTCGGCGGCAAAGATCAGTGTTTGCTCGCTGGTCATAGCTCGCACCAACCAGACGCGCAGCACATCGTCCGCTGCGTCAACGCGCACGACGATCTGATAGCGGCCCTGCAAGACATCGCGCAGCAAACGTGCCCGCCCGACTCAATCGGCTATGCGATGGCGCAGAAAGCCCGCGCCGCTCTCGCCAAGGTGTCCGCCTAGCAATCTGATCAATCGCACATTACATACGGGGAAAACGATCATGGCACAAGTCTATTCTGATCCAACACGCGCGGCCGATCCTCACGCATTGCCAGACGTTGAGGTATTCCAATTGACGGCACACGAAGTAGCCGAGCTCGATGAGGACACAATTCACGAATACTCTCGCCGGCACGAATTCAGGCTTTTCCATATGAATGGCAAAACACGCGCCGCCATGCTCGATTGCATCGTCGAAGAACAAGGCATTACCGGCGGATGGTTCTATTGGTATTGCTTTCCTGGTTGTATGCCGGATTCTGATCCAATCGGACCGTATGACACATTCGCATTAGCTAAGGCAGCAGCGCAAGAGCAAGACGACTAGTGCCTAGCAGGAAAGGCCCCGCGCCTTTCCGCTGTGCATTTGCATAGCATTCATTCGCAAAGGGAAATCATGCCATCCATCAAAATCAATGCTACTGATCTACGCGCCGTTGCTCTGTTCTCCGCAAAACAAGACTGCCGTTGGTATCTTAACGGCGTTTGCGTCGAAGTCCTCAAGCATCAAGTCCGACTGATCGCCACCAATGGGCACATTATGGCCGTGGCCTATCAGGTCCGCGACGATGACACGATCGCAATTCATGATACACAGTTGATCATCCCGTCCGCGGCCGTTGCTGTGTTCGCCAAGGAAAAGGGCGATCTTATCCTGGACGTTCCGGCCGGGGTGTCGACTTGTACGCTCAAGAATCTCGGCGGATTGGAGTTTGTATTCACGCCAGTCGACGGCAAATTCCCGGACTACCGGCGAGTTTTGCCGTCATCGTTCAGCGGACAAACGGCGCAATTCAATGGCGAATATATCGCCCTGTTCGACAAGGCCGCGAAGAAAATCTACGGCCGCAAATTCTCGCCCAGCATTGCGCACAACGGCGACGGATCTGCCATGGTCCGTGGCGTCAACGAAAACTTTATCGGCATTATTATGCCGGTCCGCAACACAGTCGAAACGACGCTGCCGGAATGGTACGAAGAAAAGCGCGAGGAGGAGCAAGTCGCCGCCTAAGTCTGCAAGGGAATGCTCCTCGATAGGGGGCATTCTCGTGCCGATTGGCACGCATTCGCATAAGGGAATCTAATCATGGCGCACTTCTATGGAACCATGCAAGGCAATCGGGGAAAGTCTACGCGCTGCGCAACGAAAAATTCCGGACTAACTGTTACCGCAGCATCATGGGATGGCGCGGTTTCGGTCTCACTTTCCTACAATGAATCGACCGGCAAGAATGAATTTACCGTGGCGCTTATCCCGTGGCGAGGCGCCGGCGAATCGCGCGAGCTCGCCAAGGGGGCACTGTGAAAACACGCGCCGACTATATGGCGGGTCGAATCAGCCATGAGGACTATTATTCGCAATTTGTGACCCCTGCCATCCTGGAAACAGTCGCAAAAAGCATCGGCCGCGATCGGATCAAAGCAAGCACTGATCCACATTTCAACGATATACCCTTGCATCTATGGGACCGCGTAAGCGGATGGTCGACCCTTCCCACTGTGGAAAAATGCCCATGCTGCGGACAGTCTAGGCGCGTTCAGCGTGGAGGATCGGAAAACCTGAAAACCTTCGATGCGCTGGAATTGATTCGAGCGGCAGGGGAAGGGGTCTCCGCGTCAACGATTACCTGCATTCTCAAAGCAGCCGCACGGCAAATCAAGGGGGGATCATGAACGAATGCCAAATATGCCGCGAGAATCACGCGCCGCGCTCCCTTTCGTTTGATGGGAAGGGGATCAATAGCTGCGGAATGTACCGCGACCGAATCGCCACCCTGCAGCCGTCATACGCTGCGCTGGGGCCTCTTTTCGCCGCGGCGCCTGATCTGTTGGCAGCATTGCGCGAAGTGAATATTTTCATGCGTATAGCTCGCCAGCATTTCCCGAAATCAATCCACGATGCTGATAGGTTCGCATTAGAGCAAACGTGCGCCGCCGTCGGGACAGCCATCGCCAAAGCCGAGGGGAAATCATGAGACAAGCAAGCCTAGTGTATCAACTGGCAGCTTTGCAAAAGCTTCCTAGAGTCATTATCCCGTGCAATAAGCCGATGGGGCATTCTGCACTTATGAAAACAATCAGCGGTCACTTCCTGCGCTCGCCAGAATTGAAAGGGATCAAATACCGGCAGAGAGCCCTTTATTGCGTCATGCCAAATTATGGCGCGAACATATCGGCAGTAATGATCGAGCGTCACGACGCAGACATAACAAAAACAGGATTGAAGGGGCGCAGATCATGACACGCCAATCGATTAACGAATTCCTGGGCCGCGCCTGGGCAAGCAAGGTGCGCCGGCAAGCCCGCAATGCCGGTATCCGACAGGCTGCAGCTAACCTGCGCAAGCAAGGGGTGGGGCTGGCAACGGCACGCCTTCTGCTGCTGGGGAGGATGTGATGAACACGGCACAACAGCGCATTCTGAACGTCATCGAAGCGAAGATTCGCGCCAAGGGATTCGATTGCGCGGCGCAATATGACTATTCCAACACGGGGACAATCTACATCTATTCAGAGGACGATTCCGTCCGCGCCTTTGCGGAGGTCACCTTTGACTTTCAGGGGAACACGTACACCCTGCGTTTGACCGTCAACGGTAAGCGCATTCCGTCGCAGCATTCCCGGAACGATTACTTTGATTTTTATCAGTCCTATTCCGAGGGGTCGCGCTTTTGGGAATTGCTCGATGCGAATCTAACGGACAAACCATGATCCGGCCCGAAGAGTACCGCGGAGAATTCATTCTCGCGGACCTTGACGGCTATATTCTGTCCGAGGGGCAGGAGGATACCGTGCCGGCGCCGGGGCAGGTCCTCTATCTGTGGCAGAGGGGGAGGTACACTATTTTCCGCATGGGGAAATCATGTCCTATAATGAAGTAGCCGAACAATCTGCAATCTACGCTCTTCGCATCATGGAATTGGAAAAAGCACTACGCGAAGCGGAGAAAGCATTATCAAATGCTTGCCCCTCCGGAATAGGTCCGGGCTGCTATGCTTTACACGTAGCAAGATCTGCACTTGCCAAAGCCTAAGAAAACGCAGCAGACAGCATGACCCGTTCCACCGCGGTGAGGCTGGGGAAGGTTTCGACCATCTCCTCCTCGCTTGCGGTCGACAGGTATGCCTGTAACTCATCCTTCAGCAAGTCGGGGTCATTCGCGTACCGGTCATCCCGGCACAAGTCATCCATCAGCACCTGTGCCAGCAGCGCCGGGATCGTGTCCAATTTCTCCTCCATCCTGCCCCTGTATTCCGGGTCGATCGCCCACCTTGCATGGGCGAGCTCATGGGGGAGGGTGGAGGGGGAAGACCCCACCTCGGTGGCAATCAGGTACTTGTACCGGGGGGGGAAGGTATCAGGAAAAGGCAACCCGTGACGCGCCGCCACCCGATATTCTTCCCGCCATTGATCTGCCGCCTTCAGAACTTCCCACTCCGGGTCTGACAACGGCCAATTCATGAAAGTAGATAGGAACGCCGCCAAGGACGCGGCCGGCACGTTGAACCCATCCCAGTACTCGAAGTAGTCGATCGCGCCTGTGGGCTTGGCGTAGGCCCTCAGGAAATCGATTTCGGAGAACGCGCAGCCGCGGATGTTGGGGTAGGGGGACTCATAGAATTCCGCTATCCGGTGCAAGGCCAGCGTCAGGTCCAGCCTGGTCGGGTACAGGAGGTGCAAGACTCCGGGATACGGCTCCGAACTTTTCATAGATGATCTTCCATGCTTGATCAAGCGGATGGGTAGGGGGGGGGAGCATAGGCTCCAACTGCACCAGCCTGATAGTGACCTTGCGGGGGGTAGCTATCTCCACCTTGGCAAGCTTGGCCGATTCGACCTTGTTCATGGTCGCGGCGACAACGGCAAAGGAATAGGGGTCTGCAGGGAGGGTCCAGAACTTCCTGTCGGCGATCGACTCGCGCAGGATCAACCCTCGCTTCGCCATCATGCCCAGAACGTGCCCTACGGACTGGCAGGATGCGTTCAGGACGATGGCGATGTCCTCGGTGGTCTGCTTGTACGTCTGCTTGTGCAACTGCGCGTAGGCCCGCAGGGTGAGGCTCTTCTCTGCCTCGGCTGTCTGCCCCCAATGGTTCATATCTTCACCTGCCCCAATGGACCCCAGTTGGCGCCGCAAGGGTAGATCGTTTCGGTCTTCAAGTGCGGGAGGGGGAGGCTTACTGCGATCGCAGAGAGGTGCATCTGGACCACCTCGAGGTGATGCTGCCCCTCAGCGTCCCGCTTCAGGTTCAGGGCATTCTCTGCCTTCAGGAGATGCTTTCTCGCCTCGACCATGTGTTCTGCCCAGTCGATCACGATTTGCTCCTCATGCGGGCGAGGAACGCCTTGACATGATCCGGGATGATGCTGCGGGGGAGGACTTCAGGTAATGCGGCGGGGAGGTGACTTGCGGAGGACTGCGTGTACTCGGGGGGGAGCTCATCCTCCCACCTCTCCCCGTTCAACCATGTCGCGGCGTGGGGCAGGTACTGCGTTTCCTTCTGCTGCCAGACACGGCGCCACTCGATCAGGGACACCAGGCACTTGATGCGGTCGCTCGAGGAGACCCTGTTCCATGCCTTCTCGGCATCCTTCTTTGCGACCCGACGGGGATAGAGCAACCAGAAATCAGCGAATGATGCGATGTCGGAGGGGGAGGAATTCAATATCTCCCCTGTTGTTGTTTCGATCAGTTGCAGCATCTATTTCTCCCAATTAAGAATAGACCCGCCTCTTTCCCTCCTGATGTATCCAGAGGTACTCGTTAGCCCTCAGTGGGGACGCGGTTGATAGGCGGGAATCAGAGCCGCGATTTTCTTCCCTCAGTTGCAGCATCCCTGCCGTGGTCACCCCCGACGGACCCCATCCGCAGTGTAAACCTTACAAACGATGGGCGTGAAAAAGCCCATACTGCTGCGGACGGGTTGGAGACAGGGGAAGAACCTGTGCGACCTAAGTCGCCCCAGCCCGCATGAGTATGGGCTTTCTTACATCTTCCACAGTCTCCAGACTGCGCGAACATTTTCTCTCCAACTCTTGATCCTTGTCAAGCCCCCCTGCGAATAAGAAAGAAACGGGCATACAGATATTTATTCGGATACCTACGCAGGATAGGGTGTTCGACCATTTCCTTCAAGGAAACCTTGAACCATCTCGCCTTCTTCGCCCGTTTCACTTCCGTCCTACCTGCGAAAGTTTCCACACATCGACCCCCGTCCGCTCCGCAATCAGGTCCAGCATACGGGCTACAGGGCCATACGTGGCCTCGAATTCCTTCGGGTTGAGGTCCAGACACACCTGCCCCAGCCGGTGCAGCCGGGGCTCGAGGGGGATCACCAGCCAGTCGTGGCGGGCAAGCTTCTTCCCCCTCGGCTTCGGCTCCTGGATCCGCGCGGTGACCGAGGGCTTGCCGATGCAATGGCAGATTTCCGCCGGCCGACCGGTGATGAGGCATCCCATCGCCGCCACCTTCTCCCAATGCTTCCTGACCGCGGCGTTAGCCATGGCTGCGCAGGAATTCCATGCCGGTAAGGGTGATGGCCCAGACGATCATCTGGCGCCCGGAGGGCGAGGGACGGGTCTTGCCCGTGTCCCCGACCAGAAGAGCCTCGGTGCACTCCTGCCGACGCTTGCCGATCGAATTGATCTGGATGCCGGATGCACGGGACAGTTCGTGGTCGGTCATGGGCCCCTGCTCGTACAGGATGGACAGGCACATGATGCGACCAGGGGAAGGCGTGACCGAGGCCGCGGCATCGTGCGAGGTCACAGGGTCGGTGCGGCGAACGGTCGGCGGGGTGAATACTGGATCGAACAGGTCGGGCATCATGTCTCCTGAATGGTTATGCCATGGATGAACTTCATCAGCTTCTTCTTGATGCGGTACACATCGGTCCTGAACCCCTTGCTGTCCTCGACCGTTTCCTTCCAGTCGGGCCACACCTCGTAGACGAAGTCCGCAACGTAGGTGCAGGAGCGTTCCCCCTCCTGCTTGGGGATGAGCAGATACGGGACTTGCTCCCGGAGATTCCTGATCTGCTTCGCGGACTGCATCAGTTTGAGCTCCAGCGCACGCTTGTGTTCCCGCTTGGAAGCATATCCCTTGGTCGGCTTGTTCCGAAACTTATGCACGTTTCCTCCGACGCAGCACTTCGCGGATCCACGCCGCTCGAGCATCGGTGATGCCGCGCAGCCGCCAATGCCGCACCAGTTGCCTGGAAGTGACCAGCCCGCGGGCAATGTCCGCATCGCTGTCGCCGAAAAGTCTCTGCAGTTGTTTGAAGTTCATGCTGAAATCGTAGCCCATAAAATAGATGTTGACAAGCTATTTTTCGGCACCTATACTTCAATCACTCGCATAAACTGTTACCCGAGTTCCCTTTGAGTGGGATAGGGAGAAACGCCGGATGCGAACAGGGCCATGAATGGGACCTCGAGGCGAAAACTCATGGAAGCCCGACAGTAACCGGCAAAGAGCGACACCTAGTTGATCGGTGGCTGCAGCATAGGGAACCCTCCCCGGTTTCCTCCCCGTGCTGCAGTATGACAAGCGGTCGGCCGCGGACCAAGATCAGCGCAGCGGCACCTCCAATCATTCGCAAAATGGGAGCCATGATGAGATTCTGCAAGGACTGTAAGCACATCATCGTCAAGGATAGTGATCCTACATTGCATTACGCACGGTGTGCTGTCTTCAAGACCAAGAACGACGATTACCCTGTTAACGGAATCGTAGAATTCGGATATGCCGCGACTGCCAGATTGGGAATGAAGACGGTCCTTGGCCCGTGCGGACCCGATGCCCTCCTGTTTGAGGCCAAAGATGAATCCACCGTGCCGGTGTGAGCGTCTTTCCTTCCCGCATCGCTTCTCATGGCAATGCGAGGATTTCGAGGCCGAGCAACGGGACCTCCAGCTTCAGGACACGCCTGAAGATTGCGTGGACGGAACCACCACCGACATCATCAACTGGATGCGCAATGTTCGATGAAACCGTGAAGGATCTGCTGTTGAAGAACGTCCCCTTCTGGGGTGGAATCCTGATCATCACCTGCGTCTTGATTCTGATTGGAGCCTACTATGGCTGATCCAACATTCGAGAACAAGCTGCACCCGCTGAAGGTGGAGTGGCATGGTGCGGAGACACATTCGGATCCCGCCAATTTCACCGAGCGTATGCGCGAACGCATGGCCGCGGCGAACGGGAAGCGGGTCCGGGATGCGGTGAGCAACATCGACTTCGTGGTCGGGCCGATCATCCGGCAGCGCAGGGTGAGGAGCGTGAAGTGAACGGATATGACGAAGAGAACGATGGTGGACTGCGCCAGGAGCAGGAAAGACAGATAGATGAAATTATCGAATCGATCGGTCTAGTTGATTGTCCATATTGTGCTGACCCAATTCTTGGTCAGGTCTTCTACGATCAAACGTGTGCAGGTTGTATAAATCGTATGAAAGATTAGTTGACAAACTGTTTTCTCGCACTCATAATAATCATGTAGTGACCGAGCGGCGCGGATCGTCGCAACCAGAACCTGAACAAGGACATGACCATGAAGCTGAATGAAGCTATCGAGAGCAAGTATCTGAAGCAGGAAGACATCGGTGACGAGGAGGTCGTGGTCACCATCCAAGCCTACAAGAAGGAAAACGTGGCCCGCGACGACGAGCCGCCGAAGTACAAGATCGCGCTCAAGTTCAAGGAATTCGCCAAGCCGATGGTCTGCAATCCGACCAATCTGCGGCGCATCGCCAAGGCCCTGCAGAGCGACGATCTGGACCTGTGGAAGGACCAGCAAGTCGTGCTGTTCGTGGACCCGGATGTCGAGTTCGGGGGCAAGGTCACGGGCGGGCTGCGCATCAGGGCTTCCCGCAAGGGCGGTCCCACGGTCACCCGCCGCGCCGACGACGACTTCTCGGACGAGGACCCGTTCAAATGATGACCGCAGAGCAGAAGGCAGAATTCCTTTCTGTCCGACTTGGCAAACTCACCGCCTCTAACATGGGGCGGGCCATGTCCTACCTGAAGGATGGGAAGACGCCGGCCGCGCCGCGGGTCAAACTTCTGAAGGAGTTGCTGGCCGAGCGGGTGACGGGATTCAACGTGCCTCATTTCGTCAGCCCCCCGATGCAATGGGGGATTGACCATGAAGACGAGGCGGTGGACCTGTTCGCGGCCAAGTACCCGCAGTTCGGGGTGCGGCTGTCGCGCTTCTACGAACACCCGCTGATCCAGAACTTCGGGGCGACCCCCGACCGGGAGATCAACCTGGGCGAGGATCACGGGCTGCTCGAGGTGAAATGCCCGACGACGGAAACGTACATCGACTACCTGATGGCCGGGGTGGTCCCGGAGGAGTACAAGCCACAGATGACCGCGCAGCTACTGTGCAGCGGCAAGAAGTGGTGCGGGTTCATCGCCTATGACCCGCGGATCCGGGAGGAGAAGAAGCGTCTGTTCATGCGCAAGTTCATCCCCACCGAGGAGTACCTGAAACTGGTGGAGACCGAGGCTATCAAGTTCCTGGACGAGCTCGACAATGCGTTTGATCAGTTCGTGACCGCGGCGCCATGACCGACATCCTTGACCCGAAGTATCCCGAATGGGGGGCGTATATGGACGAGGCGAAGATGGTGCCGAGGGAGCCGACGCATGAAATGATCCTTGCGCCGCGACCGTTTAGCACGTTCACGGACATTTGGTATGCCATGTGGGACGCCGCCCCTGCCGCGCCCGCTCCAGATGCGTCTGCATATTCCGCTGTCGCCACGCTGCAACGTATGGGCTACACATGGCATGGTGGCGAACTGTGGAAGCCGCCGCTTGGCCCTGTGCCGGTATGGGCCGCACCTGCCGCGCCCGCGTGGACGGATGCGGAAGTGGACGCGGCGGTGATCGCGGCAGCGCGAGAAGGTGAGAAAGGCTATCGCGGCATCTTCATGGGCGAGCCGTTGTGGAGGGCCATCTTCCGCGCCGGACTCGCAGCAGCCGCGCCCGCGAAGGAGCCGCGCATTGTCCTGTGCCAAGAGTGCGGATGGGAGGTGCAGCTTACGGAACACGCGCAATGCCGTAACTGTGGCGCAATTCCGCAGCACCCGCCGCAGGATGCTGCGCCCGATGTGGCAGAGATATTGTTGGACTTGCAGGAAGCAGAAGGCTATGTGTCGGAGAATCCTAACGTGCATAGCCTAGCGCGACTGTGCAAGCGAGCGCACGCCCTCCTGTCCTCGCAACAAACGCGCATCGCGGAACTGGAGCGGGAGCGGGATGGATTCAAGGCCGAGTGCGACCTGAATCTGCATCGCGTCCTGACTTGCGGTGTCGCTGCGGAACACCCCAATGCAGACCTAACGCGCACCGGAGCCTACGCCGAGAAGTGGAACACTAAACAGGCCGAGTCTGTGCGGTCATTGCGAACGCGAGCCGACAAAGCCGAGGCCGAGTGCGCCCGCATGAAGCCGCTATTCGACAAGGCTTGCGCGATTGTCGATGCGTGGGATGGCCAATTCAAGCATCCGCTCAAGCCTCTCGTTGACGCAGCCCGCGCAGCACTCAAGGGGGAAGCGTGACAGATGTGATCATCAAGGTGCTGGACTCCCGTCTGTGCAACCACATCCAGCCGGTGGCACGGGACATGAGCGGGTCCGTGGTGGACGAGCATCGGTGCGTTCTCATCAAGGGGCATGACTCCGAGCATACCGACGGCTGCGGCCGGTTCTGGCGAGACCTGGATTGGCTGCGGCGCCGGCTGGAGAATGGCACGCCCAAAGGGACTGTGTTCTCCTTCCCGGAGAGAAAGTGAAACTGAATCTGGACGGGCTCAAGGTACTGTCGGAGTCGATGACCAAGAGCGAACTGGCAGCACTCCTGTGGGTAGACCGATCCGCGATCAACCGGTATCTGGCAGGGAAACAGCCCCGGACTACGGTCGTAAAGCGCATCAACGACATCATCGAGGAACGTGTGAGGGAGGGACCCAATGTCCGAGAAGTCTTCGCCAAGTACCTGTACGTTTGGGCTAACCATCGTCTGTCCATCGACGAGGGCCACATCGGTGCGCTCTCTGCTTGCAGAGTTCTTCGGTACCCTCTTGCAAGAGCAGAAGTCTGCCAGCTTTACGAGCGACTCACTTCAGTTCTCTATTGTGATAAGCGACACCTCTTCGACTGGCTCCAGCGAAACTACCGGGGATACAAAACCATCCTCGGCTCCATGCTTCGACAGGAACTAGTGCTTCCCTGTCCGGACAAGGTGAACCTGTGCCGCAATTCAGGGATGGACCCGAGGTGGGTCGAGGCGTACTACATGGACCTGACGCTGCCGGAGAATGCGCCGTTCCTGGTAGCACTTCAGGTCAGCGCATCAAGGGACGATCCGGAGCAGGACGGAAAGGTGAAGGTGGACCTTACCACTTCCAGTCGCGGCAGAAGCCTTGCTCCTGAAGAGTCTTGATGTCCTTCTTGCAGCGGTCCCCGATGTCGGTGCGGTACTGGGTCGAGTTGGGGATCATGAGGGAGTCGACCGCCTCATACGCCTTGTCCTTGGCCTCCTGCACCGTGTCTCCGCAGCCTGAAGCAACGAGCAGATAACAGCCGGCGGACACGATGCACTTCTCCTTCTCGCCTTCGTCATTCATGCCCTCGCCGGCCATCACCTCACAGGGAGAGAAGCATTGAAACAGCGGATTCGCATCGTCCAATCCGTAGATTGGGATCCCATCGTACTCATCCTGGTTGACCCCCTCGCTGGGTGGGCTGGGCCAAGGTGGCATGGTGACTACGACCCCGCAAGCGGTATCTGTCAATGGACTGAATGTGTCCGAGCCATTCATCAGTTCAACCATCCAGCCGACTGGCTCCGGATGAACCACCTGCATGATATTGAAGCCGGGATACGGATTGCGGGCGGTAAATTCAAGGGGCCTTGGGTTCCCGTCCTCATCAACGATGACAGCAACGTCCACAAAACCCTGATGGCCCGCCTGGAGGAGAGCACCCTCGCAGGGGAGGAGGCATTCCCGAGCAAGCTGCGAATCATCAGTATATCGAACGAGGGTTCCCTGCTCCCCGGTATTCGGCCCCTTGTCGTCGTTCATGAATTTCTTGAACTCGAAATTCTCGTAGAACCATTTGGAGAAGCCGTTCTTGCCCATCCAGCCGCCGACGGCAATCTCGGTTCCGGGGACGAACTCCTGAAGAACGAATGATCCCTTCACCTTGTTCGACTTGCCCCACTTGTCGAGCATGAAGAGCATATCCTTCGGTCCCTGCGACACGTAGGACAATTCCTTGCCCTGATCTCCGGAGGGCTTGCTCACGAACCGCTTCCCCTCGGCCATCACGTACTTGGCCGCGGTCCTCATGTCCGAGAATTCCTCAAAGGGCATGATCTTGAGACCCGCCTTCTCGAACACATCCTGACCCGTCTTGCGGTCGAGCTCGAATTGCGCCGACTCCCAGGTGGGGGCGAACACGGGATAGCCCTTCTTCCGCCACGCATCCAGTTCCCGCAGCCACCGGTTGTTGTCCGCGACCAGGATGATGTCGGCCCACCTCATGTGCTTCTGCCAGTCCTCGTTCTCGATCTTCTCGATGAGGCCGTCCCCGATCCTGGTCCTGCGTTTGGTCTTCTGGTCCTTCCCCATGACCACGCGGGGATAGTGACCCTCGGCCCTGCAGCGCAAGGCGAAGTCGACCATACAGGCCGTCTGGTCGAGCAGGAGGATGTTCACCGACGCACCGCCGTGCTTCTCTTGTCCTCATCTTCGGACGCGGTTTCGATGCCGGCAATGATGCCGCGGCTCACGTACTTCTTCACGTATCCCTTGTCGACCATGTGATCCAGAAGGGAAGTCCCGTTCTCCAGTTTGATCCCGCCCAGGACCAGTTTCATCATGCCGTAGGCGACCGGCTTGTTGATCGGAGTCGCGGCAAGGGCAAGCACCGCTTCTGCTGTTTCCGGGTCGTACAGGGCCTTGATCTTCGCCGCCTCGACTGCCTGTTGCACCTTGGTATTGACGAGCCGTGAGAGGCTCAACGTCGCCACGAAGGTGGATCCCGACCGACCTGTCTCCATGTTTCGGAGGTTGGACAGGTGCGATGCCATCGTGGAACCGGACCCCTGACTGACCGGGGCATCCGAGATCAGGGACTGCGGCCGGAGGTTGACCGGATTGACCGCCGCCTCGCGTTCGGTGAACCGGCCGATCGCCTCGAGGACATGAAGGTGCTTCGCCCCCGCTTCCTTGCCGAATGCCGAGTCGAATAGAAGCTGCAGGGTCGAAGGCGAGAATTGGTCCTTCCGGCCGGCGTTGAGCATCTTGTACAGGGCGTCCTGGTCGTACTCCCCGCTGCGGAACGGATTGGCTTGCAGGAATAGTTCCTTGGTCAACCGCTTCGCCGCACCGCCACCCCCTTCGGGGAAGGCCGCGATCAGCGCCCGCATCTTGTCCGGATCGGCCAGAGCCTTCTCGAACATGATCTTCGCCTGGACAGGACCGACCGCCTTGGTAATGTCCCCGCTCATGATGAATTCGTACCGCTCGAGTTCCGCCTTGCGCTGCAACTGAAGTCGCATCTGCGCCGCCCCGCCCTTCTCCATCTTGTCTGCAACCTGCGGGTAGCGGGCGAGGGCAAAGTCGTACTTGTCCTTGAATGCCTTCAACTGACGCTCGAGCGCATCCGGGGTGCGGGAGTCAGCAAGGGTCTTCCGGAACCGGCTCTCAAGTTCCGCGGACATGAGGGCGCGTGCTTCGGGATTGTTGCCGTAGACCTTGTCCCACTCGCGCATGTTGTTCTCATCGATCAGCGCCGTCCCGAGAACCTTGTTGCCCACCAGAGCCTCGCGGCCGGCAACGGCCGATCCTTGTCCCTGCTCCTTGCCCAACTGCTTGCCCATGCCTTCCTGGAACCGCTGGGCATAGTTGGTTCGATAATTGTCCCGAGCATCGATGTATGCAGCCTTCGCGGCCGGCGACATCTTGGAGTCTTCGATCGACTTCAGCATCTTGTCCTTCAGGGCGCGGGCGTTGTCTGCTGCTGTCCAGTTTTGCTGCCCCCGCGCCTTGGTTTCTGCCTTGCCCAGAGCCACCACAACATTGTTGGCTTCCTTGAGCGACAGGTCCTTGCCTTTGGATGCGGTGGCCTCTGCTTCCTTGGCCTCTACGAATCCACCGATGTGACCGGGAGTCTCGACCTCCGGTCCCTTGACCCCGCGGGTCGCGGTCAGGACGCTCTTCACTTCCGCAGGGATGGCTGACGGGTCCACCTTGCCGTAGAACTCCTCGAGGATGGCTCCTGCCTCGTTCCTGATCCCGCCGGAGGGAATGACGACACCCTCTGTATCCGCCATAGTCTCCGCGGCACGGTACTTCGCAGACGCTTCGGCGAAGGCTTGGTCGGCAAGCGTGTCCCGAATCGTGCGGGCCTGTTCCCCCGCCTCGTACCCCTTGGTGACATGGATCTCCGGGAAATTCTGCTGCACCTGACCCACCTGTTTGGTCAGGGCGTCGACCTTGGATTGCGTGATCTCCTTGAACATCTTGGCTGACGCTTCGATCCCGCCAGGGGTCGCAGGAAGGGCTACCTTGTTCTCGAGATTGTCGTAGACCTTCTTGATGGCTTGTTGACGACCAGCGGCCTGTTCCGACATCTGGCTGGACTCCTGCATGGTCCGACCTGTCCGCTCCGCGGAGATCGTCGTCAGGGCAGGCGTCATGACCCGCTCCGGAAGCCCCCACGGCCGAGCGAGCTCCGGATCATTCATCCCCGTGACCTCGGAGTCATGAACAAAAGATTCCGCTGACTTGGATGCGTAGATGTCCCGACGGATGGCATCCGCGAGTTGCCGGTTGGTGTAATCCTGAATCAGCCCGAGCGCACCTTTCTTGACGTTGCTGAATTCGTCCATAAAGATTTTGTGCACATCGCGTTCGTCGCCTATCTTCTTTGCGGCGATCGTCGCCTTCACCGCGGGGACCACGGCATAGGCAGAGCCGAATGCGCTCTTCGCCGCCGCGCCCATTGCGTTCACCCGCGTGACGTTGGCCTGTCCGCCAAGACCGGATCCAACGATCTCCCCAAACTGTTCTCCCGAATGCCTGTCGCCAAAGAAATAGTCCGATAGCCCACCGAACACGTACTTGCCGATCTCCTGCCCCTCGCCCATGCCGCCGCCGGAGATGAGGTTTCTGGAGACAACGTCCTTGACCAACTGGGAGGTCTTTGCCGCCGCGGCTATTTCAGGAGCCTCGGGTAGCATGGGCATGGACAACATCCGTCCCGCACCTTCCGCCATCGGGCCGAACACCTTCCCGACTGTGGTGCGAGGATGCTCTGCAGCGTCCCTGTGTTCCTTCGACAGCGTGTCCGACGAAGGCATGAGGATGTCCTGCACCACCTTCCCGCCTGGAGGACGTACCACCTCGCCGTTCTTCACCTTGTATTCCGGGATGATGCCGGTCGGCAGAAGGGTCCCCACCGCGGCGCCCTTGGCGAAGTCCAGACCACCCGCGACCCCGCGGGCGCCCATCGCCATGACCTCGTCCGCCGCCCTGCCGCTGGCCTGATCGAACGTTTCCCCGCGAGCAGCATGAGCAGGAAGGGGCGTCCCCTCCTTGCTCGAGTATTTGCTCGTCTTCTTCGGGTCCCAGTCGCCAAGCTGGTCAGCAACCTGACTTGCAACGTCGTCGGATACCGGCATCAATCTTCTCCCAGGTCTATCTTGGGCATTTCAGGCTGCTCTGCCAGAGGATAGATATCATCCTTGTTTTTCCCGAACGCGACGTAGTCCCTGCCGTTCAGGGTCACGATCTTGGCGCGTCCCTTGTCCACCAGAGGCTGGATGTCACGACGCGTCTGCGCCATGTCCTCCACGATCTTCGCATTTCCCCCCTGCCGGTTCGTCCCGGAATTGATCGACAGTTTCTTCCGGGCAAGATCCTCGGAGCGGTCTAGGAACATACCGTTCATCTGGTCGGTCATCTGCAGCATCACATCCTTTTCCAGAATCGGGTTGCCGTGACCCCATGAGGTGAGATATGCCGACGCCCGCTCGATCAGGCCGTTCATCTGCTTGAACTGATCCTCGTTGTACTTGCCTCCGGTACGGCTCCGGTAGTTGTCCATCATCAGTTTTGCCTGATCGACAACGACACGGGCTTCCGGCGCGGAGATGCCTTCTGCCCCGACCTTCGGGTCCAGAAGCTTGTCCTGCACCCTAGAGGCCACCTGATAGCCCTTGCGGTAGTCCTCCATGTGATAGTCCTTCTCTGCCTTGTCGATGGCAACGAAGTTATCCTTGGTGACCTTGTTCGATGCAGTCCCGCTGATACGGTCCTGCGTGGCCTTGACGGCCCGCTCCTTCGTGTTCGCATTCTGCTGGGCAATGGCGGTCCTGCTGTTCTCTCGCGCATCCAGCGCACGATGCTCACGCTCAGTCTCTTTCTCACGGTCGCGTGAAATCTGCTCCTCGATCTTGTTGTGCACTTCCTTGGCTTTCTCAGCCATCGAGGTGTACTGGCTCACCAGAGGAGCCACCGTCTTCTTCGCCGCCTCGTTCCAGACGAGAGCGCCATTCTGATCGTGCGGCAGCTTGGCTTCGATGGCCTTGGCTTGCTGTTCTCCGAAGGCGGTCCCAATACGATCTATGGCCGCTCGCAGGGATACAGGGTCGACCACATCGCGCAGCATATTCGCCGTCTGCTCCCCGTCCGTCTGCTGCTTCTTCGCCACATCCTTCGACACCTCGCGCAACTGCGTATTGACGTTGCGCAATTGCTCGAGGAACGGCTTCGGATCCTTTCCGTACTTGAGGGCAAGGTCTGCGCTCGACTGATACTTCGTCATCTGACCCTGCAGTTCCCGCATGATCTTCTGGTTCGGGTCCGACGGATTGGACGACTCATCACTCCTTACAGATGAGGTCTTGGGGTTACTCTGCTTCGGGTCCTGATCTGTCGCTTCCCCCTTCAGAATGGCCTGACGGTACTGCTCGTCCATCTGCAATTGCTGCTCGTTGGCCTTCAGCTTCTGACCCGCGAGTTGAGTCTCGATCTGCGTGAGCGCAGTCCCCTGGTTGAGCCGGTCGATCTCGGCTGTCTTGCCGAGGTAGTCCAGAATGGTTCCGAGTACGGGCATGATTACCTCTTAGCCGAATCCAAGATCAAAACCGGTGAGATCAGGAATCTGTCCCGCATCTCCTGCAATCGGAATGTCCGGGAGTGCTGCATCACCCGGAAGCATCATGTCGGGAGTCCCACCGGTATCTCCAGTCGTTCCCGTAAGACCGGCAGTTGGATCATTCAAGGCTGATCCCTGTCCACCCATGCCCAGAGCCTTCTGGATCGCGCCCCATGCCGCTTGCGGGATGCCGAGAGCCTGTAGGATATTGCCGATTCCGGTAAGGCCACCCGCGATCGACCCTTGTTGATTGTTCGTCCCTGTCTGATAGGCGCCGGCCGCAGCAGCAGGACTCGAGGGCAATGTGCCGAGCAGGTTCTGAATCTGACTATTGTAATCCTGCAGCGCATAGCCTTCGGTGAACTTCGCCAGCGCAGGACCGAGAGAACCCGTGCGCGTTGGATCTCCGGAACCGGTCTGCGCATTCGCAGCACGGCTGATCGCATCCTGACCCTGTCCAACCGCGAACTGATACCCAGGCGTCCCCTTGATCGAGGACGGGTCGGTCAGAAGCTTCTGCAGCATCGGGAGCGTAGTCGAGTTGAGCCCGGACAGAGGGTCGGCAATCCCCGCGGCCTTGTTGGCCGAGTTCATGTCGCCACCGGTCACCCCGCGGATCAGGTCGTAGATCGCCCCCAGATTGAAGGACGCTCCACCGGCCGTACCGCCAAGACCTGTCGTATCTGCCATCTCAACCTCCTGTGCCCTGCAACATTTGTAACAGGGCCTGTAGCCCGCCTGAACTGCTCGCTCCGCTTCCCAGCATTCCAATGATCGACTGCATGGGGTTCGCATTTCCCCCGGTCAACAATTCACTCCCGCCGAACTTCCCGATCCCGCTGCCAATCGCACTCCCAAAGGCGCCACCACCGAGAAGAGGACCGAGCAAGCCCGCGCCCATTCCTCCCGCCGCCATCGACATCACCAGCGCCGGCATGATCTCATTGCCCCACTTTTCCGAGAAGCTTCCATCCCCCGTATACGCAGTATGGAAGTTCGTATCCGGCGTGAAATACTGTCCCGTCCCCTCATCGAACGATACCTTGGATGGATCACCCACCCATTGGTGACCGCCCGAACTCGACCTGTTCTTGAACGCAGCATTGTTCGGATCGAATGCGATTGGTTCCTCGTTGTACTTTCCGCTCGACAACGCATTGCGCATCTCGCTCAACACGGTCGGATTGGTAATCGCCTTCCGGTTGACGTTGGCAGGGTCGAGCTCCTGGTTGTAATTGATCTCGTACTGGTCCGGCCGCGTTCCCTGTCCGCTCTCGTTGCTGTACGAAGTCCCGGCGATGGTGTTCATGGTCGCATTGGGATCGAACTTCAGTATCTCCGCAAGGCGTGACTGCGCATTCTGCTGGTTGTCGATCAACTGTCCGCTGGTCCCGGTATCGGTGTACCCGTTGTACATACGCGAGAGGAGCGCAGGGTCTGTCGGCTGACGATTGGCCCAAGACGAATACTGGTCGGTATTCATGCCCTGAAGCATTTGCGTAATGCTGCTAAGTGCATCAGCCATCATTCGCCCTGTTCAATGTTCGTGAACTCGATCTCTTCAAGCGCAAGAGGCTTACTGTCGAAACTGGTTATCAAGAGGGCTCTGCGCCGGCTCTGTCCCGTCTGGTAGATGATCGGCCTCGGAGTACTCATAACCACCTGACGGCCGTTGGACCATGTGTTGTAGTCGTCATCCGTGAACTGGATGTTGACCACGGCATCGGTCCTGTCGCCGATCAACTCCATCGGCCCCCAGAACTTGTTCGTATTGTTGCCGCCATCGAACTTCTGCGTCTGACTGGCAAAGACGTAGTCGCCATCGTAGTCGGTGCTGTTCGACCCGAGGGAATAGACGTTCCCGTTCAGTTCGTCAAGGAAGTACGAATTCTGCCCCGCATTGGAGATGTTGGTCGCACTCCCTCCGGTGAGGAACGCCTTCCCATCCTGCTGCCCGAAGTACGAATCTCCCCAGCGGAACCACTCGTTGGTGACGAGATCGTAGACGAACGTGAGCCACCCTGAATCGGTATCGAGACTCAGCAGGTAGAACTCATGCTCGAGATAGGTGATGAAGTCCGACCGGAAGAACTTCGGGTTGCTCCCAGCAATCAGCTTGTCGATCGCCGGGGTCGAGATCGGGACCGCATTGAGGCCGTCGAACTTGCAAATCTGGCGCAGACCTTCCTTGTTCTGCGACATCCATACGACCGTCTTGTCGAAGGTCTGCACCGTTGCTGCAGAAAAACAGCCCACCTTGATGCTCGCAGACAGGTACGGAAGGAGGGCTGAACCGGGAGAGACCCCGGCATCGTAGAAGAACTGGGTCGTGTACGTCCCGAACGCGACCAGATAGGTCAGGTACTTCGCAATGGCCACTCCGGGATCCGACTCGTAATCGGCCGGGATACGATTCTCCGGAGGCCAATGGTACGGGTTGTTTCCGGGAGAGCCCCAGATCAATCCGGAGTTGTCCATCACGTAAGCGGAGTCTCCGAGAACAACGATTCCCGGAACGGTATACGGAGGATAGGCTGCGTCCCACACCCGCTGCACGTTCCCCTGGTCAAGCACGAACAGGGCTTGCGTCGACTTGATCAGTAGCTGTGCTCCGTTGGAGAACTGCTGGAAGTCGTACCGGTCTCCTCCGGTATTGGGGAAGAGCCGAAACACGCTCGACGGAACGGAGTTGAGATTCCCGTACCAAGCCGTCTGCACGAAGGTGGCCCCGTTGGTCCCACCGATCAGCCAGATGCTCTGGTAGTGCTGGGGGCTCGCCGTGGTTGGTGTCCCGAACACAGTCGCGGCAATGCCAGCGTTGGCCCCCATCGGTACGTTGCCCACGAACGTCCACGTTGCGCCATCAGGCGAGGAGTAGATTGCCGCAGTCGTTCCAGCCGTGTTCGTGCCGCCGCCGAAGATCCACAACTTGTTGTTGTAGACGCAGCAGCCCGCGGAGTTGACCCCGACCGGCCATGCAGCGGCGGTGATCTGACTCCAGGTTGCCCCACCTGTGGTGGAGAACCATGTGTCATTGAACCCGAGGGAAGATCCCTGTCCGCCGCCAATGAAGATCGCGTTGTTGATGTACCACGAACTCATCAGGCGCCGACCGGCCCACATGGAGCCATTTACAGTAATTTGATTCCATGACACTCCGTCAACGGAGAACCAGATGTCGTTGAGGTTGACCCCGGCGATGTTCGTGCCGCCCATGATGAACAAGCCGGCAGTTGTTGCCAACATGGTGTGTCCGGAACGTGCTTGCCACGGACAGTTGGTCGCAATCTGCGTCCAGTTGCCGCCGTCGGTGGACCTCCACACATCGTTCTGCGGACCAAGCGGAGTCGTCCCGCTCAAGCCGTACCCTCCGGACAGGTACATGGCGCCGTTGAAGACGCAGCCGCCGAAGGTCAGACGGTTGCCAAACGGAATTCCACCAGAGACAAGCGTCCAGGTGACCGTGTCGGTGCTGTACCAAACGTCCTGCGCGGCGATCGTGTTGTTGAACCCTCCGGTGAGATACACACCGTTGTTCAGCTTCAGCAGGAGCGCACCTGCTCGAGCAGACCACGGGCCGGTCGAGCCGTTGGTCCATGCCGTTCCATCGGTCCCGGAATTCGGCGCTCCAGGAGGGAAGACGAAAGCATCACCGCCAATGACGGAATCGGTCACCACCGCATAGGGAAGGCCGTTGTAGACCGTCATCCCCTGACCGTAGGTCGCGTTGGAGTCCAGTTGATAGACGATGGACTTGCCGTACCGCTTCACGATGCGGCGATGGTCCCCGTCCTTCTCGACGTAGCAGTTGAACCGATCCGGGTCCTTCGGAGGAACGGCTGGATACCGCGTGTTGTTGTACACGCCGTTGGTCCGCGGAGCGAACTCGGAAATCGGGGGGATGCGAAGAGGTTTGCCCATTTTTATGCGAGAGAAATTATTTGAGAAATACCTGCGTTTCCACCAGTACCGTTTACTCCGGTGCCACCGAGGGCCGGACCTCCTGATCCTCCCGCTACAGAAATGTTGAACGAGACAACAGCAGAAGTAGTTATGAAGATGATGAATCCACCACCACCACCTCCTCCTCCACCACAATTTATGTTCAAAGGTGTTCCACCATTACCACCAAGCGCAGTCAAGGATCCTGTTCCGGTACAAAGAAACGCAAATACCCCTAGATATCCACCTCCAGCCCCTGCTCCTGCTCCCTTGTTCGATCCATCCCCCCCGCCACCACCACCGCCTCCTCCCCCATCATATTTGCTGCCAGCGATATTCTGTTGCAAGAAGAGCCCAAGCATTGAAGTCCATGGGAATGATCTGGGTGTCTCAATGCCTCCATTAGCGTCGGTGATGACGCCGCCTCCAACCGTCCCACCTACACCACCCGTTGTACCATTTCCTGCACCACCCGCTCCTCCGGCTGCGCCTATTCCACGAAAGGCATTCGTGCCGGGGGCGCCATTCCCAATGTTTCCGATACCACCGGTAAGATTCTGGCTCCCGAAGAAGTTTGGCGTGGGTCCAACACCACCTCCGCTATGATCTCCCGTCCCCGGCGCACTCGGACCATTATTCTGGATGGTCCCGGCAGCATCGATGTTCAAAGTTCCGTTCGCCCAGATACCGAAACTCTTGCAGACAATCGTGATCCCCGCATCAACCGAGATGTCGGTGCCGAAGATGTTGCGCAGAAGGGTGTAAGTAGTTCCTGCCGACAACGTTGCAAACGAGAATGTGTTGGTCCCATTGAAATCAATCGAACCATCGGTCCCAAGCCCGAACAGGTAGGCTTGTCCAGAAGCAATTGTTCGGTAGCGAACACCAAGAGGAACGGTCGAGTCGGCTACTAGAACATAAGTATCGGGACCTACGGGAATGCGATCTCCTACGGTATCGAATCCGTAGATGTCGCCCTTGGTGGTCAAGGGAGAAGTGCTTGAACTTCCGGATGCAGAAATCGTGATCGGCGCAAGTGGACCACCGTCTGTAATGGTGATGTTCGTCCCCGCGGTCAGCTTGCGCGAGCTCGTCAGCGCAGGTTCGGTGACCGCCGTCACATACGAAGCATTGATCGGCGCCCCACCTCCACCTCCACCACCGGTAGAAGAGATGACGATGTCTCCACCCGGACCCTCATCCTCGATGGTGATGTTCGCGCCGGCAGTCAGCTTGCGCGAGGCAACGAGTCCGCTCTCCTTGACGGCCGTGACGAAACTCCAATCCGGCAGACGCATGAGATCGGCACGAAAACGGCCGAGCCATGTCTTGGTCCCTTCCAGAGAAGTACCTGGAGCAGGTTCCGGATTGAACATGGAGAAGAGACTCATGTGAGCGCAATCACCGTAGAGTTCCCGGCAACACCGTTTGATCCGGTAATGCCACCTCCACCACCACCCGTACCGCCGGCTCCACCAGCAACCGAGAAGGTGAACGTCGGTGCCGTAGTTGTCGTCAGGAAGAAGAGATAACCTCCACCCCCTCCACCGCCACCGCCACAGCCCACTATGCCAGGGCTTCCTCCATTGCCTCCTGTAGCGGTAATGGAACCTGTGCCTGAATTCAGGAAGGCACAAATGCCGACATAGCCGCCACCAGATCCGCCACCACCACCTTTGTTCGATACGTTGTCTCCACCCGCGCCGCCACCACCAGCACCACCGTTGTATCGCAATCCGGCCGAGGTGAATCCCTGTTCAAGTCCAACCATCGAGACAAGAACGAGGTTAATTGGTGTCTCCACACCGCCATTGTTCACCGCAGGAGGAGTAATATTTCCACCGACCGCTCCACCTGTTCCACTCCCGTTCCCGCCTCTTCCTCCAGTACCGCCCAGCGCATGGCTGTTGTTTGAACCAAAGCTACCGCCGCCAATGTTTCCAGCACCACCAGAACCAGACTGACCGCAGTAGAAGTTGAAGGGAACGCTTGCTCCAGCAGTTCCTGTGCTGCTTCCATTTGGACCGTTGCTGTGAATGAGCGCAGTCGAAGGAACGGTAAGAGTTCCGTTCGCCCATATGCCGAAATTGTTGGCATACACGGTGATGCCGGCTGACAGCGTGATGTTCGTCCCGAAGATGTTGCGCGTCAGGGTATACGTACTTCCTGCCAGAGAGGCAAAGGCGAAGGTGTTCGTTCCATTGAACGCAATCGTCCCATCCGAACCCGTTCCGAAGAGCCAGATCAGGGGCGAGAAGATGGTTCGATAGGTCACCCCGAGTGCCGTTGCAGAATTGGCCGACAGGGCAAATCCATCCTGACCCACGGGGATGCGGTTGTCTGCAGTATCGAAACCCCAGATGTCACCCTTCGTCGTCAGGGGCGAGGTCGTTCCCCCGCCCGTCGCGCTCACCGTGATCGGACCCAGCGCACCCCCGTCGACAATGGTCACGTTCGTGCCGGCGGTCAGAAGACGGGATTGCGTCAGGGCCGGTTCGGTCACAGCAGTCACATAGGATGCGTTGATGGGAGCTCCACCCCCGCCGCCCCCGGTCGACGCGATCGTGATGTCCCCACCGGGACCGCCATCCGTAATCGTGACATTCGCCCCCGCCTTCAGCCGTCTTGAGGCGACAAGTCCCGATTCCTTGATCGCGGTGACGAAACTCCAGTCGGGCAGTCGGAGAAGGTCAGCCCGCAGCTTGCCGAGCCAGATCACTACCTGCTCGAGTTTGGACTTCGGGTCCATTTCCGGCGGGAGGGCAGAGAAGAAACTCATGTCCATCCGCCCCACGGGTTATCGAGTCTCTGATCCGGCAGGAACTGGAATCCTGCGTTCTCCACGCTCCACTCCTGAACGTCCTTGTGGTACTTGGATGCTTGTTTGGCAAGGCGCCGGAGCCGTGACTGCGGGACCTCGTACTGGTCCGCCATCATCACCGCAAGACCGTACCGTAGAGCGAGATACCACTCGCACGGGAAGTCGAATTCATCCGTTCCCGCGGTCATGACGTAGATGGGCCGCTGGAAGTTGCAGACGACGATGTCCGTCGAGTTCATCGCATTAGAATAGACGTACAGGGTTCCATGACCGGTCGACGGCGAGGTGGTCGACCCGGAGTTGATCCCGGAGTCGTAGTAGATGGCGGTCGCGGTGTCTTGATACCCCTTCTGCACGATCTGCGCGTACTCGGAACGCGACAGGATCTTCACATCTCGGTCGTAGCCGGAGATGCTGTGGACGTAGGATCCTGCCAGCATGAGCCGCAGCGGCCGGACACTCGTCACGTTCGCCCCTGATGGACCGATGGTGTAGGCGTTCTGACCCGCGACCAGGGGAATCGGAAGCCATTGATACGTCCATAGCTGGAGCCCGCGGGATTGCCAGTTGGTGATCAGGGTGTTCAGGTCTTCTGCACCCGTGGCAATCTGGTTCGCGCTCATGACCTGATCGTCCTGCAGCACATGGAGGAGTCGCAGGGAGGATGCGATCATCGAATCCCGCGTGATGGTGATGCAGGAAGTGCCGGAGGAGCCGAATGGAACCGGCGGATACAGGGTCGGATAGGCCGAGGTCGAGGTGTTCTGAACCTGCCAAACGTGCCTCGGCGCCGCGACGAAAGAGACTTTTCCCGGAGGATTGGGTTGCTGGACGAACTTCTGCGCCGCATAGGCCGAGGCATCCGTCGGTGCGGGCTGGAAGATGTATCGCTGCGGCGGCAGGGAGGACTGCTTGCCGGCCGGAAGCGGAGTCGAGACAAACGGGTGCAGCGTCTGGTACGCCGCAGTCGAGGTATCGGCCGGCTGGAAGAAGTACTTCGCCGGAGAAACATAGACCTGTTCCCCCGGAGGAACCGGAGGAAGCGGGTGCGTGGTCTGGTACGCAGAGGTCGAAGTGTCTGCGGGCTGGAAGAAATACCGTGCCGGCGAGACATACACCTGCTCGCCCACCGGCATCTGGGTCGGCTGCAGCCAGAAGGGGAACGATTTCGAGGAGTCAGTCGGCTGGAACCAGACCTTCTGCGGTCCAACGTAGACCTGATCCCCGATCGGGAGCGAGGCTTCCGGTACGAGAACCTTTGCAGAGCCTGTGCTGGTGTCGTCAGGCTGGAAGAAGTACCGCGCGGGGCTAACGTAGACCTGTTCGCCCACCGGAAAGACGACAGGAGCGGGCTGCGGCAGGACAAACGATGTATCCGCAGGTTGATACAGGAGTTTCTGCGGGCCGATATAGACCTGTTCGCCCGGAGGAAATGCCGTCGGCAGCAACGACAGCGGCAGGGCGAACGACGTATCGTCCGGTTGGAACCAGTACTTCTGCGGGCCTACATAGACCTGATCACCAACCGGAAGATTGACTTCCGGGAGCAGAACCTTGGCCGACCCCGCACTCGTATCATCCGGCTGGAACCAGTACTTGACCGGAGCGAACAGCGGCTGATTGAAGATCGGCTTGGGCGGTACGACTGCCTTCAGGGAAAGCGACGTACCGCTCGAGGTATCCGGAAGGATGCGAACGGGCGCCGGAGAACTTTCTACCTGCCTCTTCCCGGACGGAAGGACCAGTTCAGGAATGAGGTTCTTCGGAGTGCTGCGTGAAGTCTCCGAGAAGAGCCGAGGTAATTGCAGCGGATCCCAGAGCGGCGTCTTCCCGATCGGGAGCGTTACCTCACGCCGCAGAACTGTGGGAAGGCTCTGACTGGTATCTGCGTTGATGCGCAGCAGGGAGGGCGCAGATGCACATTGCGCCTCTCCCGGCGGCATCCCTGCTACAACGGCAAGGGTGGTCAGGAGAAGTGCCTGACCGACCCATGCAGAAACAGCGAGAACAGGGGGCTGTTCCCGCTTCGTTACAAAAAGAGGTCCCCGGAAGACGTTAGCCATCAGTCCTCCGGAGACAGACCACGATCAATTACACCACTTCGTAAATGATGTGGCCCGAGCTCTTCCCCGTACCCGTCTTGGACGAGAGCAGAACCTCGCCCGCATTCGCCGCGGTGCCGAACACGGTGATTTCCTCACCGTAACGGGCTTGCCACCGGCTGATGCCGCCGAAGGTGTTGCAGGACAGGGACAGCAGGTAGAGCGTTGCCGCCCGCTGCGCACCCGAAGTCGCTGCGGTGTTGCCCCAGTTGAAGATCGTGCCGGGGGCCGTCGACTGAACGTCCATGAGGGCGTTGTTGCCGACCGACAGGGCGCCCACCGACAGCGTCGAGGAGCGAGCGAGGATGAACGTCGTCGGGGTCGATGCCGTGTCTTCGCCACCGATTTCGACTTCGTTGATCTTGCCCAGAACAGATGCGCCACCGCCACGCAGCGAACCGGGATAGGTCGCATTGGTGGCGGCAACTGTGTCGGCCAGAGCCGCAGCCGTGACCGTAGTCCAAGTTGCCGAGTAACGTGCCATTTATTTCTCCTATTTCACGGCAGGATTAATCCGGAGGTGGCTTGCCGCTCAACCTTCTCCAGTTCTTCTTCCACGAATTGCGCAAACGTCCTGCAGGAAGCACCCGCAACCATCTCTGCTGCGCACTTGTCGCAGATGTGATGATTGCATCCCTTGCACTTGTAACGCTCCCGCGTCCTCTGCGGGTTCAGCACCACCACATACTGGCAATGCGAGCAGGTATACGTGTCGGCCTCGAAATGACGCATCGTTCCCGGCGGCAACTGATCCGCCGTCGCACGGTGATCGATCTCGAGATAGCCGAGTCCTCTTGGTTCTTTGTCCGATTGGATGATCATGGTTTCCTCACAAGCATGATTGAGCCATCAGTACATCCGGAGCCTGATCTACATACTGCGCTCCGGGTATTTGTGTACCGGTCGAATTCGGAGGCGGTATCGGCTGATAGGCAATTCCTCCCGGTATTTGATAAAGAGTTGGAGCATCCATTAGGTCACCGTCATGATCGGATCAACGTATGCCGTGTAGCTTGCCTTCCCCAGCTTGACGCTCGCAATGAAGAATCCCTTGAGTTGAGGCGTGAAGGTGAGCGACATCTTTTGCTTGTTCGGATTCGCCATTCCTCCCGTAGCCCAGGTAGCACTCGAGGACGACAGGGTAGATCCGGCTGCGAGAGCATTAGGAGCAGAATCTATATAGGTGCCAAGAGGGTTCCCGCTGGCTCCGTAGTAGCTGAGTTCCAGCCATATTTCGTTGTCCTTGAGGCCCGTCGCATTGTCATGCAGGAATTCGACCGTAACCGTTTTCGATGCCCCGGTCGTGTCGTTCCAAATGACGAATTCTCCGGTCTGCAAGGCTCCGCTAGGGAATACCGTACTGGCAACCGATACCATCTTCCATGAGATTGCGGTAGTTCCGTCTGTTGCCCCGCCAGTACGAACAAACGTTGTCTCGTTGGTAATGTTTCCCCATTGCGTTTCACGGTGCAGGATGTAGTTCGTCCCGGACGAGTCACAGGCCATCAACTGCACGATGTTCGGACTGCCGGTAACACCGGATGTGCCGGTGAGGTTTCCAGTCCACGATGTCGGCATCTTGCAGTTGCGCATCGTCAAGCGCATCCCCGTTACCGTCGCGCTGCTTATGTTCATCGTCGATGATGCATTCGACAAATCAACATCCTCAATCGTGCCGCCGATCGCCGTTGTGCCGAGCAAATCGGTCGGAGTCGTTCCGCCCGCCAAGATGCTGCCGCCAGTCCATCGCCATAACTGGTTGCCAGAAATAAATTGCCCAGTCGCTGCAAACTTTACGGTGCAATTCTGCCATGTGGAGGTGTTCGGTGTTATGGTCGCCGTCCCAGTACCGCTCAACTGGAATGAACAACTCTCCATCAGGCTCCCAGAGCCGCAAGTCAGTCCCGCTGCTGACGTTCTTGATGAGATGAACGTCACACCATAGACGTAGATGGCGACAGAACTGATTGTCAAGCCAGTTCCTGAACCAAAGGTTGCCGTTGCACCGGTTCCAATAGTCGACGGCGGGGCTCCGCTTGTTTTGTCAGCACAGATTACCCGTAGCGGTACGCTGAACCACGTAACCGTGAGCGAATCGGTTTCAGCGTGCACGGTTGAAACGTAAATGTTGTCACCAGAAGCAAGAAGCCCTGATGTGGAAAGACCATCAAGTGATGTTGCCGCCTTCGCCCATGTGTCGAATGGGGAAGTGTTCGTTCCAGCGGTCGAGTCGACGTAATAGGCGGTCATTCGACGATCACTTTACCGTCACGCTTCCATTACCGTTGTTGGTGAACGTCTTGTTGGTCCCATCCGTCGTCGTGTAGCTTTGACCTGTCGGAAGACGGGCGTAGTCAGTCGTGTCGCTGCCGCCATAGTTGCTGCCGAACGTTTCCTGCTTGTGGACCCGGATCTCGTTGCGCCAGTCACCCTGGAAGTCGACCATCCATTGCCCGCATTGAATTGCGTCCGGATAGGCCGTGATGGTGCGCAGGGTGGCACTCGCACACGGCTTCGGCGTCAGCGCACCAAGAGCCACAAGATGAGGAGAGGCGAATCCGGTCAGCGTGAAGAAGTCCGAACCGCGCCCCATCTGGTCAACGTCACTCCCATACTCGACATAGTTGCCGTTGTACTTCGATGCGTTGTGCAGCATCCAGAGCGCATGGCCGATCTCATGGGCGTACAAGCCCGCGCCGTCCGGAACCGTTCCCCATACCGCAACGAATTCACCACCAGTTGATGCCTGGGACGACCAGCAGGTATACGGAGTCACCCCGACGACAACGTCCGGAACAGGTTTCCTGCCACCGATTGCGGCATAGGCATCGGAATACATATTTTGCCAACCGCAACTAGTAGCCTTGCCGAGCTCCACCGCGGGAAGCACGGTGATGTTCAGCTTACGAACACCGAACGTGGTCGTCAGATACCACGCCGCCACGCGATCCATGATCGGTTGCAGAGCAGCAGTCGTCACCTTCGGCAACGTCTGGTTGTATCCATCAATCGAAGGCTGGCTCGCGCCGTCATACATCTGATAGCGCAGCGGGACCACGTACACCGTCGTCGTGATGACCGGCGCGGGCGGCGTCCCCGAAGGAGGAGGTGGCGGCGGGGGAGGAGGAGGTGGCGGCGGCGGCGGGGGTGGCGGCGGCGGGGGCGGTCCTACCGTCGGACAGGTCACCACCGTCTGCAGCCCTGTGACGTTGATCGTCGCGCAATGTCCGTCACCGAACTGAACGAAGCCCTGTCCACTCACGATGATGATTCGCGCCGCCCTGAAGGAAGTCGATGCCGCATAGCTAGACCCGACCAGCGTGTACTGGAGGTAGGCGTAATTGCCCTGGGCATCGACTGCCCCATAGTTCTGGAAGAATTGCTGCGTGGTAGTGGTAACCCACCTTGCCCCTGCGCTCCCTTCGTACACCCCGTCAGGCTGCGACACCACCTGCCCAACGGCAGAGATGCAGAAGAACAGGGAAAAGACTGCGATGATCTTTTTCATTTGCACTTTCCGCTATTGCCGCGAGGCGTACATGGTTTCGACGCTACCCAATTGACTGTGACCTGTGCCGTACTGCTGGTCGTTCCGTTGCTCGCTGTCATCGCATACACCACAGGGCCTACCACCGAAGCCGTCGCCCTGCACGAACTGGTCGTACTCGAGCAGTTGGTCCAGACATAGGTCGTCGGACTACCGGCACAGGATGCAGAGATCGTGATGGTCGTCCCGATAACAGGATTGGCCGGCGCTGACAGCGTGCATGACACAGGAGGCGGCGGCGGGGCCGTCGCACTTCTGAAGTTGGCAATCGCATAGGCGTTCTGGGTCAACGCCCGCACGTTGTCGGCCGAGGTCGTGTTCCCCATCGGATTCAACGGATTCCCATAGGACAGGAGCGGCGTGGAGAAATACTGCAGCCGCGTCCCGCCGCATTGGGTCGGATAGGCCATGACCGTGCGCCATCCGGAGCAATCAACCCAGCCGTGGTTGAACCCTGGGGTCGAATCCACGTACATATCGTGCCGCGCACCCATCAGGTGACCGAGTTCGTGCGGGAACGACAGGTTGCCCACCGCGCAGCCGCGGTTGATGACTGACCACGCGATGTTCGCATCAGGACCAATGCCGTAACTCATGCCGCAGTACCCGCCCGACTCCTCGACGTACATGGCAACGAGGTCGGCGTAGTGCGTGTTGCGCATCGATGCAACCGTAGGATCGGATGCAAGCCAATTAACGTCTGCCGTCTGGTCACCGAGCTCGTCGTGCGCAACCTGCTGTGACCAGACAAGGTTGATGCGAAACGGAAGGCCGCTATTCAGATACACCTGATTGCTGACATCGATGGCATTCTGTATCTGCGAGCCGATCGCGGTCCCGGCCGCAAGAGCGGTCTGGTTCGTGTACACCACCATCACATCGATAACTGCCCCGGTATCGCCCTGTACGTCGGCCGGAGGACGCGCCGGAGCAACATGGTCGAGCGTGTCCTGCTTCGCATCCGGGAACCCCTTCGGATCCAGTTCCACCAGGGTCTGCTTGCCGTCCGCAGCGGTCCTGATCTCGTAGGCAGGTTCGTTCCCCTTGTTGCCGAGGTAGATGTACCCGGAGATCACTCCGTTGACGCTGGTGAGGATCGCATGGCCGTTCGGGTAATCCTTGACCTTGCCGTGCCAAGTGAAGCTGCTCGCGTTGCGATGATCCACATGATGGACGATCAGCGTGAACGGCGGGATCGACAGTTTCGCAGTCGGACGGGTGATCGAGATCGAGATCGGCGTCGACTTCTTGATGCCGTGATTCTTCTCGTAGTTCTGCGCCCAACCAACCGTGCTGAATATCGATAGTGCGATGACGAGGAGGAATTTCATCTGGAGGGCCATCTTGATCCCATTCTGAAATCCGGCTGGAAACGGAACTTCGATTCCTCGACGCTCCAATCCTGCACTTTCTGGTGATGTTTCTCTGCCTGTTCGCGCACCCGTAACAGGCGCCCGTCAGGGACTTCGTACTCGTCGGCAAGGATCTCCGCGAGTCCGTAGCGCAATGCAAGGAACCACTCCGCGGGGAAGTCGAACTCGTCCGTCGAGTTGTTCATCACGTAGATCGGCCGCTGGAAATTGCCGATGATCGTATGCGTCGTATCGGTCGGGTTGCAGTACAGGTAGAGCGTCCCGTACCCGACCGAAGGCGAGGTCACCAAACCGGAGTCGATCCCCGGCTGGTAGTAGATCGAGTTGGTCGTACCCTGGGACTGCTTGTTGCCGAAGTTGGCGTAGTCCGTCCGGGAAAGCACGATCAGCGGCGTGTCCATCTGGATGCCGCCGACCGTGTTCCGGATGAAGCACCCGTCCTCCATCAGCTTCAGGGGACGGACGTTGGTCACATCAGCCGCGGACGGCCCGATGGTGTAGACGTACTTGTTGACCTGACAGGGAATCTCGAGCCATTGGTACGTCCACAACTGCAGACCATTCGACTGCCAGTTGGTGATGAGCGTGTTCAGGGCTTCCGATCCGTTGGTGATCTGGTTCACGGACGGAGTCTGTCCATCCTGCAGAACCCGGAGGGTCCGCATGGACGCCGCGATCAACTGGTCGCGGTTGAGGGTGAAGGATGCTTGCCCTGAACTTGCCATCTATGCCTCTATTGCTTGGACCAGTCGAACACCATGTTGCGACCCTTGGGCTCTTTGGGTGCCGGCGGCGGCAGAGCGGGGTCGTACTGGTACACCGTGACGACGACCGGCGTCCCGACCGGAGTTTCCATCTCGTTCGTGCCGGGACTGGGCGCACCGCGGGTGAAGTTCAGCGTCCCGGTCTGCTGACCGGTGACCGGGAACGGGTTCTTCGGACCTGTGGTGACGATCCACCGCGGGTATCCCGAATCGTGGTATTCCCCGAACTGCAGCTTGACCACGTTGGAATCCGGCATCTTGAACGTCAGGACGACGACGGTGTCCTTCTGGTCGATCGGCGCAATGCCACCCTGCCCCGTGATGAAGCGTTCGTAGGTAACCGACGTATCGACTGCGATGTTGATCTTTGCCATGTCAGGCTCCTTTGTGCTTGGCGATGACGGCCTCGATATCCGAGACAATCGTTGTGGCCCCGGTCTTCGCAAGCGCGAAGAGCGCGGACATCTGGTGCAACTTGATGACTCCAACGATGAGCAGTACCACGATGATGAACAGCAATCCTATGATCAAATCTTCAGTCACGTTCTCTCCTTCGGTTTGGCGCACCCTCGGAGGAGGGCATCCGCCTGTGCTGCATAATCCTCGAACTCATGGAGATCGAGTGCTGCCTGTGCTGCCTTCTGCAACGTGCCGTCGGCGGGCTTCATGTACGTGGACGGAACCTTGGGTATCTGGTCAACGGATACGCAGGGAACTGCCACCGGCACTTTTACCACCGAGATCGGTGCTTGGCTGACTAGTGCCTGATCCGTAGCGCACCCTGTCGTTAGCAAGATCAGTAAGAAGCTTGTCCACCGCAGGGCATCCATTTTCCGTTCCCTTGCTATTCGCAATCGCAATCAGAGAGGATCTTGTTTCTGCCATGGCCTGTATTCTTTTCTGCGCAGCCTGGAGAGCCGCCTCCGAAGCTGCGACTCGCCGGTCAGATTCGCCTTTAATCTGATCAGTTGCATCGTTCTGCGCAGATAGTTGCTCTTTGAGCGTAGCCAGATCCCTCTGAAGTCCTTGGTTAGCACCAACTGCTGTCTCCGTTGCTTGCTGTGCCGCCTTCAGTTCCAACTTGAGCGGCGCCGTGAAGTGGTTGCCGATGGCCGTGTAGATCAGACCGAGCAGGATCATCACCGCCACCGCGATGACCCCGTACACGATCAACTTCGCTGCGCTGAACCCGAACATTCATTGCTTCTGCTGTTTTGCCATCTCGGCTTGCTGCTGGATCCACGCCTCATACGGGAGCGCCTCGATGCCGGCAGACTGCATCTCCATCTGGTACTGCATATAGGCGTCCCGTGTCGACAGGGCCTTGGTGGTCGCACCCTTGTTCGCACGCATCTGCGGCTGCTGCTGCGCCTGGGGCGTCTGCTGCCCACCCTTGAACATCTGCATGATGCTGTCCAGCATTCCCATGATTACCTCAGTCGAAACAGCGGACCATTCATAGTGACCCCGCCGAGCCCAAGCAAGAAGTTGACCAGGACGACGACGATCAGCAGGACGCCAAGCACCACGATGATGGTATTGAACGGCTCCGGAACACGCGGGCCGATCTTGGTCCAACCCCACCACAGCACTCCAGCGATCAAGCCGAGAAAAATCAGTTCGATGATCAGTTGCATGATATTCATGGGGACTCCTTAGTGGTTGTGACGGTAGCAGTTGCCACCGTCTTGTCCGGTCTTCCGATGTCCCTCGGAGGCCGTCTTGTTGCGGCCATGTAACCCGCCAATGCGCCAAGCAGCGCAGCAAAAGCGGTACAAACTGCACCGATCGCGGAGCCCGTCGGCCAGGGGTCGTAGACGCATGGAACCTGCGCCCTGATCCCCTGACCTACGTCGGCGATCGTGTAGCACCGGAAATAGCTGATGGCGCTCATGATGCAGATAAAGGCGATCGAACACAGCACTCCAATGGCGACCCAAAGCACAACGATATAGGCGGCGTCTGCCATGCCGTCCACATCGCTGATTGCCTCGCGCAGCCAAGTGGAGCGCACCTTCACGGATTCGTGATGGTCTGGTTGAGGTTGGTCGCGGCTGCAGCGACGACATCATCCAGAGGCTTCGTGTCCGTCAGAACAACGCCGGCCGAGTTGGTCGCCGTGACCGTCGAGGTAAAGCCCGTACCCAGGGTGACTGCGGTGTAGACGCAGGACATTCCATCCGCGGCCGGTGCAGCCGTGTAGCCGCCCGATGCGACGTAGGAAACGCCCGTGACGACGCCGTCGCCATCCGGTGCAATGTGGGAAGTGTTCGTTCCAGCGATTTGAACTGATGCCATGTGATGTCTCCGAATACGTTGGTGAAGATGTCGTGCAGGATGCTTGCACCCGCACAGGTTGAGGATAGGCTCTACCAGGATGATGTATAGATCACGCATTTATGAACGCAGACCTTGCTACCGCCAGCATGGCTTCACGGTCTGCTTCTCCATTTAGCCCACCATTGATTTTCCGAGTCACTCCCCGGAAATCCCCTGCGTCGGCCAATTCATTGCAACCCATCGCTTGCCATATGTAACAGGACGCGAGGGCGCCATAGGTTGGGTCCAGCACAAGGTCGGGGTCAGCCTCGATGTTGACTCCGATCCCGCCACCGATCCGGCGATACAGATTCCGTCCGGTAACCTGAATCGGTCCTCTCCCTCGAAACTCCCAGCCATCACCACTCGATTCGTCGCCATTTCCCATACGGTTCGCGTAGACACGGTTGGCAATTCTCTCAGGTTGGTGCGAATAAGTGGCAAATTCGTCCCCTGTGAAATGAGTCGGGAAGGTCTCCCGCAAACCCTTCTCCGAGTAATTCAGATTCTCCTCGAGAGTCAGGAAACTGTTCGATTCGTGCGCAATCTGCGCGAGGAAGTACGCAATCCTCTCCTCGGTGTCGATCTCGTACAGGCTCATCGCGTTGTTGAGCGGCAGGAGCCAGTCGTCCGGGTTGTGACAGAGCAAACCGAGCTCGCGCAGCGTGATCAATTCTTTATCCCCTTGTATGCAGCATAGGCCACGATCAGACCGGTCCCGATAGTGATCAGGTACTTGATCACGCTGGTGCCAAGCCTGCTGGCATTGAGAAGGTCGGTCAGTTGTGTCACGGCTGCTGTGTTCGCTGCGAGTTGTTGTGCGATGGTCGTCTGCTGCGCCCTTATCTCCATCATTTCCCTGTCTAGTCGGTCAAGATGCTCCTGAATGTGACCACGAAATTCTGCATCCAGAGAACGCCTATCGGGGACAAGGTCCTCCTCCACTATCTTGTTCACAGGTCGGCATCCACGGTGTAATGAAAAGCAATCGCCCCGCCCACGGTCGTCCCCGCATTCCCCGTGACCTGCGCCACCTGGATGCCGCGCTCGCTCGTCGTGGTCAGGGTCATGGCGGAAGTGTCAGCCGCGGCGGTCAGGTCTCTAGCCTGTGCGTTCGCTGCAGACGGGTTGTATGTGGTCGGAGTCGGGTTTGAGCCGACACGAAGCGGAATCTCGTATTCCTGCGCGAACCGGTTGGTGGTCGCCCCCGCGCTTGCAGCGATGAACACCAGAGACCCGGCCACCCCACCATTCTGGGCAGGCGTCGTCGAATACGGGAAGGTCTTCTGGTAGTACCGCTTGCAGCGGGCCAGTTCGTCCTCGAATTGAAGGTACGGGAACGCCGGGGTCGATACCCCTTCGGCAAGGACGACCTCGGTGCAGTACGCGGACAGGGCGGCAGGATTGTTCCCTATCGGAAGCTGAATCTCGATCTCGATCCCGTTGGAGCAATCGCCCATAGAAATTCCAGCAGAGACTCCCTGTGTTCCTGTCACAAGCCCTGTAGGGACCACAATCGACCCGGAGGTGCTGATCACGGTCACGCCGGCAAAGTTGTCCTGCGCGGTGGCCTTGCGCACGACGATGACCGCGTTCTGGCTCGAGCCGCTGTTCTGCGCAAGCAAGCAACTGACCGACACGGTCGCATTCTTGTAGCGAACGGCGTCCCGTGATTCGATCCTGGTGCGGAATGAAATCTGCGACGTACCGGTTGCGGCCAGAGCCGTGCCGCTCAAGTAGTAGCCGGTGCGACCAACCGTGCCCCCTGTTCCCTGCGTGCCGCTTCCGGAAACCGCAGAGCCGGACGAGAACCACATGGTCCACTTGTCGATCACGTACTGGGCCGCGGTCGAGAGAGCCACCGTCGCCCCGCGCTGGTTTACCACCATCCCGCCATTGATGACGGCGTTGTACGGAGTGTTGAGCGAGGTACTGGCGGTGATCCCAAGCATTGCCGAGACTTGCCCGACCGTCAGGTCCTGCGGCGCCGCGGAGCCACCCGTGTTGTTGCCCTTGATCGTGTTCCCCGCCATGTTCGCCATCTTGGCGTTGGTCACGGCAGAGTTGGCGATGGTCGAGGCAAGACTGCCTACGCCGTTCGTCACATCGCCCGTGTGCGCGGGTTCGTAAATGACCCATGCTGCACCCGTGTCCCGGTAGAGGACCGCGGTGTCGGTGGCGAGGTAGTACCGGTTGAGCGTCCCGAAGGCGGGCTTCGCTGCATCCAGGCCGGTCAGGAGATTCGCCACCCCGCCCGCGGTGGTCAAAGCCCCGATCATGGTCGCGGTCTGCGCGGGCGTGAGTTGCGCTACCGCTCCCGGCGCCGTGGCGCCAAGAACGCCGGCCGCAGCCATTGGCGTGAGGCTCGTCGTCAGGACATTGGCCGCATTTGCCTGTGTGATCCCATTCCCGGCCGCGATACGGCTCGAGTTGGCAAGCGTACCTGTCTCGTTGTTGATCGTGACATACGTCGCCGCCGCCGGAGCCGTACCGGAGCCAATGGAGTCGACAATCCCCTGCGCGGTCAGACGGAGCTCAACCCGATCTCCCGGCGCCCACGCGACTCCCGTCGTCCCTTCCTGCGCCCGCGTGATGGTCATCGCCCCCGAGCCGGTGTAGAGCGTGACCTTGACGATCTCGCGCGACTGCGGCGGGTTGATGCCGTTGGCGTAGCTGTACTGGTCGACCAGGGTCGCGTAGAAGTACGTCGGATTCGAGACCGACGGGAAATTCTGCGAGAACGGGGCGAGCGCCACCGACATCGTGGTCTGCACCGACGACATCGAGGCCGTGAGCGTTCCGGCTACTGCATTGGCGAACTGGACATTAGCCAACCATGTCTCCGTCTAGTGTGGTCGACCCGAGCATCCCCGGATACTTGCTGGGGAACGGGTCAACGAAGATGGGCGGCGGATCCGGACGCGACCACGGCACACCGGGATCGTCCTTGATGGGGCGAATGAGGTCCTGCGGATGCCGGGGCTCCCAGCACCGCTTGCAGACCATCAGACCGTCCCATTGCTTCCTAAGCTGGAAAGACTTGAACTTCTCTCCGCATTGGTCGCAGACGACGTTCCAATTGCCCGCCGAGAAGTAATCGGCGCGGCCCATGATCAGCCGACCATTCCGTCACCGGACCCCTGCAGGATCGTAACCGCCGCCGAGGTTCCGCCCGTGACCACGAACTTCAGCCCGCGGTACTGGGCAAGCGAGATCGGGAAGATGCCGTTCGCCACGATGGCCGCATTGAGCGGCGCCGGCAACGCAACGTAGGTCGCGGTGTACGACGGATCATTCGGGTCTTCCGCGGTTCCGGTCACGGCCACGCTCGAGCCACCGATGATGGTGATCTGGATCGTCATGACCGTGTTGAAGTAGTCCGGCATCAGGACTTTCGTCTGTCCTGCCGGAATAACGACTCTGGACTGTTTCATGCCAACCTCAGGTGAATTGTTTAACGGCCTCGACCTCGATCGAGAATGTCCTTCGCTTGCCGTCGGAACCTGATATTGCCAGCATGATGTTTCCGGTGGGCTTCACGGAATTGTTCTGCTTCCCGCCCATCTTTTCATGCTCTGAACGTCCTTTGCCGCTCAGAGTGAGGATGTGCTTGTGGACATCATCCTCGCCTTCCCACAGCAGTTCTGCGGAAAGTCCCTCGCCTACATAGTATTGTACCCAGTCGAGTCGCAGACGGGTGATTTTGTAACCCGCTTCGTGCACCAGTTCCTTGATGTCGATGATCCGGATGGGGTCGAGGTCGGCCGTGGTTTCTCCGACGATGTCGAAGGTGGCGTTCCTCGCCCCGTCATGGGTGATGTCAACATCCAGTCGCCCATTTTCCAGATCAATGTGCATTTTAGAACCGGTTGATTTCGCACACGGCCGCAATGCGGTCCACCACCATCGTCGTGGTCGACGCTGCATTCGTCTGAACGAAGAACGACGGCTGCAGGTTGACGGTCGGAAGGTTGGTCAGCGGATTCGGGTTGGCCGGATCCGCCGAAGCCGAGCCGACGATCGCGCCACCATAGATCGGGGGAGCTCCGAATGCCGTCGGCGTCGGGCTTGCCGAAGTGTTGCTGACGAGACCGGCCGATGAGTAGAAGTACAGGGTCGGCGTGGCTTTCCCGTCGTAGTAGAAGCCGAGCGACAGGGCGGTGGCATCCAGCGAAGCCCCCTGCAGGGCGGGCATATTGCTGATCGTGGTGATGGACGCGGCCTTGTTGATGAGCGTCGAGATGTTCCTCGACGCGGTGGCCTTGGTGAAGTACACCCCCGAGGTCGGAGCAGCCGCACCACCTGCCGTCAGGCCCACCACGAAGTTCGGGATGTTGCCGTTGGCACAGGTGAAGAGGATCTCAAACCAGGTCTGGTATCCCGGCGTGAAGGCGAAGGACACCGGATTCAGAGCGTTCCCTTGGCCGTTGCCGGAAACCGCACCGGTCGTCAGCGTTAGGTTGCCGCCCAGACCCGCGGTCAGAGCCGAGGTGCCGGTAGCCGGCGCGACGGTCCATTGTCCCGCGGTGTACGTGTTGAAGTCATCGAAATACTGGTTGGTCATGAACGGGAACGGCACGGGGAGATACCCGTACAGATCCAGAGCCTTCCGCGCAGTCGAAACGCCGCTCGAGAAGCGGCCGGGGCTGATACCTGCTGGCATTGCTTATCTCCTTGACTCCACTTGGGCTCCCTCCGACAGCGAGGGCTTCGCAGAGATTACGTTGGTTACGGTTGCTTCTGCTTGCTCTTCAGATTCCCGTAGATCGGGGGAAGAGTCTGCTTCTCGATCGGCTTCTCCGCTGCCTTCTTCTGCAGGGTCTCGCCGTAATCGCGCCGTTGGTTGTTGACGGGCATGATCAAGCCGCCACGTACTTGCGCTGCTTGGTCTTGACCTTCGCACCCTTGAACGCCGGCTTGCCGGTCGCGCCACGCGACTTTGCGACCTTCTTTTTCGCTTTCGCCATCACGATCTCCTTGGGTTAACCGAACTCGGCCTTGCGCGAGCGCCGCTTCTTGCTGGACGATGCCAGCGGTCCCGCGGCGTGTTTCGACTTCCCTGCCATGCCGACATGACCCAAATTCCCGGCCTTGCGACCCTTGAACTTGGAATGATGCCCGCTACCGCCCTTCGATTTCATGCTGCCTCCTTGGTCCCCGACCCCCGAAGGGGCCGGGAAGTTCTGTTACGGACCAGGGTTGATCCACAGGCCACGCGGGTCGTCCCACCCGCCCGTGTACCGCTCCATCGCACCGGCCTTGAAGTTGAACGTGTCAAAGTCGTTGTCGGAGAAGAACCGGACAGCTTCGCGCTCCTGGAAGATCATGCCGTGACCGTCGCCACCTGCATCCGTGCGGAGGAACCACGTATGCGGAGCCGTCAGGTAGACCGACTCGATGACGCCTTCCGGAATCGCGCCGACCGCCTTGTGGGCGTTGATGTCGTTGTTGCTCGTTCCCGGCTGGTACACGCTCTTGGTGATGCGGATCGCGTTGTAGAACTCCTGACGCGGAACGATCAGGGACCGCGCACGGCAGTTGATGAACAGGCCCTTGTCATCCTGGAACCCGCGGATGGCGATGAGGCCATCTTCCAGCGATGCTTCGGACAGGTCAGCCGCTACCGTCGGCGTGTTCGCATAGGTGCCGCCCGAAACGTTCGGGTGCGCCGTCGAGGCGAGCGTTACGCCGTCGCCACCCACGTAACCGGCCGTTGACGACCGATTGTAGAAGGCGTGCAGGTTGATTTCCTTCGCCTGGATCATGCTGAAAGCGAGCGAGTTCGTCCGCGACTGCGTGATCTTCGGGTACTGGAGATCCTTGATTTCCTCGTAGGTCACGATGTAGCCGAGGCCATACGTGACGTTCGTCAGCCGGGTAACGAACCCCTGCTGCTGCGACGAGTACGAGATGGAGGTCCCTTCCGGCTTGATCGCGCCCGGATCGAAACCCGTGACCCCGACATACTCTTCGTACTTCTTGTCCGACTTGACCGTGTTGAAGAGAAGGGGGTACGTCTTGTCGTGCTTCTTGTATCCGACGCCGAAAATCTCCTGCAGCCCAGGCCACAGCAGTTTCGGGAGGGAACCAGTAGTGATTACGCCACCAGCCATGATTTATCTCCCGAGTTAGACGCCGACGGTGTTGCCGTTCAGGTCGTGCTGATTCCACTTGCACAACCAGAGGGCGAAAGCACCGAACGCATTTGCTTGGCCGTTGTTCAGTCCTTGGTACAGACCGATCGCCCGCCAGTTGAGGGCCTGTGTCGTGTTGAGCGACGACGACAGCATGACCGAGCCCGAGGCCGACTGGAGAGTCGCACCCGCGGTGACGGTGACGCTGAAGTTCTTGTTCGCGTTTGCCGCGACAAGATTGGCCGTGGTGATGCCGTCATCCTGAATCTGGAACAGGACACCCGGATCATCGATGACGTAGACGTAGTAGTCCTTGCCCTTCGACGCCGGGATGGCGACGTTTTCCAGCAGCAGGGACGCGCCCGCGAGCGATGGTGCATTCACGTTGGCGACTTCGACGCCGACGATGATGCCCCGACCCGTGTCCGTACCCGCTGACTTCACAACCTGCGGCACGCCGGCCAGATCCGCGCCGGTGCCGGCGGAAACCTTGACCATGTCGCCAATGTAGAAGGCGGAACCGTCGGAACTCGGAATGTAGTACCGAGTCGCCTGTTGGTTCAGCATATTGGCGTCGAGAGTGCGAACAGGAGCGAAGCCAAATGGTTTTGCAACTTGTGCCATTTAGGTCTCCTAACGAGAAGTATACGACTTGGTTTCGGTGAGATTCTGCGGAAGGTTGGACGGAGCTCGTCCATCATTCACGTACTGCCGCACCTCTTGCGGATTCTTGCTCAACTGTCCGCGCCGGACCATGTCCTCCACGCGGTCGTTCACCTTGCTGTATTCAAGGTCGTGAGCCTCGACAATCCACATCGGCTTCTTCATGAGGTAGGCGTAGACGGGCTTTTCGCCCTTCGACTCCACCAGTTTCCGCACATGATTTCCCGCTACATCATCACCTGAAACAAGTCCTTCACTCAGGAGAACTTCATCTCGCTCGACAAATACATATCCACTACGCTGTGCCTTGCTGATGCGGATATCCACATCGTTGAACCAGTACAGTTTGAATCCCGGTATCGGGTCCTGCGGCGTGCCGTCGAGTCCTAATACCTCGAGTTGCTTCTGGTCGCCGGAGAAAAGGTTCGGAGGAATGACGCCACGTTCCGACTCCATTGCAGGAGCAGGTTCGCGCACATCCGGAGGAGGAGCAGCATGGCCCGCTTCAGCACGTTTCGCATCGAGTTCCGCCTTGATCTTCGGCCACTCCGACTTGGGGTGACCTTTGTAGGGTGAGGGTCCGCGCATGATTACCTCGAGGTGATCTTGGTTTCCGACTTCTTGTGGATGGCATTCTTCATCGCAGTACTGACCCTTGCGCGTGAGGAAATTTCTCTGCCTTCTCTTTCCGCGTTCAGTCTCGTCTGCTTCTTGTCGGAACGCTTCCGTATTTCCTGCGCACCCTCTTCAAGATAATCCTTCATGGGTTATCTCCGGCCGAAATAGACATTGGGGTACTGGCGCAGACGCTTCAGCAGTCCTTCCTTGGTGACGCCGCCACCAAGCATATTCTCGTACTGCCGGCGAACGTCGGGCTTCAAGTCACCCCAGCCGAGCGTGGGCGCCGAATCACCACCACCACCACCGCCGTCGCCGTCCGCCATGGAATGGTTCGGCTTCGCAAACTTCTCCGGATACATCCTGCGCACCCTTTCGTTGGCCTTGGCGAGAACGCCCGCGGGGTCGTTCGTGCCGCGGACCTGGATCAATGAGCGAACCTCGACGGCGAGGGCTTCCTGCAGACTCTCGTCCGTCTTGTAGATGGTGTTGGAACCAAGAAAAGACTGGAACTCCTCCGCGGCCTTGGGGTTCGCAGCTTGTTCGGGCTTGGGACGCGCCTTTTCTTCAATACGGATGTCAAGCAGTTCCTCCGCGATCTTGTCGGCCGCATCCCAGTCGTTCTCTTCCCGCGCTTGCCGAAGCTTGAGCGTGAGGGATTCCTTCTGGATGTTGCGTCTTGCATCGGCTTCGACTTGCGCCCTTACTTCCTGGTCGCGCTCGAGCCGCTCGAGGCGTTCGCGCAGTTGCTTGTTCTCCTTGGCGAGGATCGGGGTGGCTTGCGCCCGGAACTCGTTGAACTCTGTCGCCGAGCGCCATTGCTTCTCCGGCTTTCCGGAAGCTACCCATGCCGCCTTGTCGACCCAGCCATACTGCCGTGCATCGTCCTCTTCCTTCGGATTGGCGACGGGTGCGACCTTCGGTTCGTCTGCAGCCGCATCGGCGTCAGCGAGGTCTTCATGACCCGAGGTGTCGATCGCCGCGATGTCCGGGTCGACTTCGAGGTCGGATGGATCGGGCAACCCCGGAAGGATGTCTTCCAGAGTCGTGCCGCCGGCCTCATTTCCGGGCGTTTCCTGTCTGACTTGCTGATTCATATTCCCGCCTTATAACCACAATGGTTTTACAACGCAACCCTTTATGCCGCCTTCGGCACATTGGCCCCGAATTCCGCGAACGAGGTCGAGGTGGATCCCAATACGAAATCGGGAAGCTTGGTGCATTTTCCACAGCATTGGCTTGCTTTCATCAGCCAGTAACTCTCGCCGTCGATGGGGAAGTGCATCCCGGAGTAGCGGTGGAAGAGAATGGTGTCTCCCAGTTCGATCCCTTCCAGTTCCGGGGCTTCCGCGGCGAGATGGCCGTAGTCAACGAGAACGCCGATCTGCTGGGCAATCTGTTCCTTATCGACGGTGGCATGGGAAACGATGATGGAGCCGACCTTTTCTTCGACTTTACGAAGCTTCACCAGTATCTTGTCCGCCGTCGGCGTCAGTCCCGACTGATTCAGTTGGTTCATTCGTGTTCTCCAAAAAACCTATGATGTGGTCGAGCATTGCCATGCCACCGAGGACCATCGAATTTGCGACGACCCATTCGTGAGCATCTGACTTCTCATAACCCCGTTGCGCCCACTTGTCCTTGTGTTCCTGCTCCATTTCCTTGAGGTCCGCCAGGAACAGTTGCGTTCCCGCCGCCCGCTGCCAGTCCCGGAGCAGACTCCCCTTGAGTTGAGGCATCCTTCATTCCTTTCTGCATCATGTCGAGAATCTTCATGAGTTTGTCGCTGTGGTTCTTCTCCGCAGCGATCTGGGCATCGATCAATGCGATCTGGTGTCCAGTCTCCACACCCTTTGCTTCCGCCAGAAGCTTCTGTGCCTTGGCGTACAACTCCATGATCTTCGCCTGAGACTCCTGCACTTCCTTCTTCAGGTTGATCATGGTCTCCTGCTTCTTGAGCTCGAAGTCCTGCTGCTCCAGCTTGAACCGCTGCTGCTCCAGTTGTTCGTGCATGACCTTCGGGTTCGGCGGCGGCGGGAAGTCCGGCGCGGGTTTGGGTTGTCCATCCGGCCCCGGCGCCATCGGCTGAGGACATATCTGCTCCACGTTCTGGAACCGCGCAGCCTTCAGGTACGCCCGCGTCGCCTGGAACTTGTTGATGCCCTGAACCTTGTACGCCATCGCCAGAAGCTTCTCGGCTTTCTTCTCCGCTTCCCCGCTCGAGGTGGCATACGGATCCGCGGCCGGACAGAGAGTCAGTCTCGATTCCTGATAGTCGTCCGGAGAGAGCATCCCGTTCTCGCCCATCAACTCGTCAAGGCTCACGTTCTGGTCGATGAAGAGTTGGTTCAAGTCGTACTGGATGCGGAACTCGCCCTTCATGTAGTTCCAGGTGCGCTTGTAGATCGCGTTGTAGACGTGGCGCCCGTTCTCGTTCATGGTCTGCGCGGTCTGGGCCGGCGTGTTCTGGCCGATGTTCTCTCCGACCTGAAGGTCTGTGGCACTTACGATCCGCTCCGCGTACTGGACGAGGAAGGAGATGACCTTGAACAGAATTTCTGGAGCCTCTCCGGTCGGAAGGGGCATGATGTTCTTGCGGATGTCGTCGCCCGGAGCGTCTAATGGAAACCACTCACCGGGTTGCAGCGTGATGGGGCCACCTTTACCCCGAAATCCCCTGCCGACGAAGCCGCCCCCCAACGCCTTCAGCGTCCCGAGGTCAAAAATCTGGTTGAAGGAGTCGTTCACCGAGGCGTTGATCGGCCCCATGAGGCTTCCCAGACCCAGGTCGTAGAACCCGCCATCAGGGGAAGGGATGAAGCCGTACTTCTGGAACATCCGCACCGGGGTGATCTTGTAGACCTTGGCCTTGTCCTGCCACTTGGAGCCGTCGACCGTCCGGATGGACTTGGGAAGGAACCGCGCTACCATCCGATAGCCGACTTCGGAGTTGATGTCGAAGGTCACGACATACGGCTCTTCGTAGCCGTCGCCGTCCAAATCCCACCAGCAGTACTGCTCGCCCATCCACCACGGGGTTGTCTTCTCGACTTCCGGCTCTTCAACGCCCTGTGAGGCTTCCTTCGCAATCTTGATGTCGTCGTCTTCCGCCCCGCCCTGATCCGGCGCAGCGGCCGGCTCGAGGAAGCGCCCGTCCATCTGCCTTTGCTTGATGTTGTTGGCGGTCAGATAGAAGCGATGGGTATAACGAGGACTGTCGTCAAGATTCTTGGTGTAGTAATTCACGACCAAGTCATTCGCCTGGACCACCATGGTCTTTTGCTTCCCCGGCCCCGGCTCCCAGATTCTCTTGCGAAAGATCGTGCCGGAGATCGCCTGTGCGAGAAGCAGTCGATCGGTGTCTTCCAGCCAATGCGAGTCTTCCTCGAGGTTCTGCCAACTCATGTGGCTTGAAATTCTCTGACCCCGCTGGGACTTTTTCCCGTCCTTGTCCTGTCCCCACACCTTGCACATCACCAAGTCGTTGCCGTCGATGAGGGACGGGTACGCCTTGGCGTGGTACTGCAGGGCGGCGACGGTGATGAGGGGGAACTTGACGCTCGAGGCTCCGGGCCAGGGGAAGCTTTTCGCTTCGTAGACCTGCAACGCCAGTTTGTTCGCCGCGGCCTGTCGTTCCGACCATTGGCTTCGGGACTGGATGTCGGCCCGATAGCCTTCCATGCACTCCGACACGATCTCCTTCACCTGCTCGTCGCTCATCAGCTTGAAGATGTTGGGCGACTCCATGAGTTTCTTGAGCGGAAACTTCATGGGAGATTCTTTATCGGTGGCTCTCATCGGTTGTATCCCGTCCAGTTAGGGGTCGACGAAGGCTGGTCCTGCGCTGCCTTCAGCTTCGCCCACATCAATTCTTCCTCGTCCTCGTCTTCAGCGGACTGGGGCTCGAGACCACGCAAGTCTATTCCAATGCACAGCCACGAATCGGCGTCGAAGATGTCGTTGGCTTCGGCCTTGCCGCGGAACTGGAGGATTTCCTCCTTCGCATCGGGATACCAGGTCGTTTCCGCATCCCAGAAGACGGACTTCGTTCTCATGCGCTTCTGGAAGCTTCGGCCGCGGGTCATCTTGTCCTTGGTCGGGACCATCGGAGTAATCCGCATGAAGACCTGACGCCGGCGCATTTCCTGCTCCAAGGGCGCCTTGATGGCAAGCCATTCCTTGCCGTTCTCTATGAACCACTCTTCCGGACCCCAGGTCTCCTGGATGGAAAACATCTCCTCGATGATCTCCAGAGCATCCCAACGTCCGCGTCGAAGATCGACCATATCCAGGAATCCGTCTTCCTCAAGACCTCCGATTGCAAAAACAGAGTGATCCCGACGTTCCTTCTGCGAGATGGCAAGGTCGCCTCCCACGTAAAACGTCTTTTTCGCGTTGTGATTCGCCTCCGACATTTCCTGAAAATCCCCCGGCTGGATGTACCCAGAGACAGAATCGACTGCCAGATTGCGGTACTCCATGTTGAAGCCAATGAGGTTCCCTTCGGAGATGAACATATCCTTGATCTCCTGAAGGCGTCCGGAGTCGAACTTCTCCGGCCACAGGAGCGAGTCTTCAGAGACCTCCGCATCACAGGCTTCCCAACGACCTGTTGCCCAGCCCTTCATCTTGAGAAGTCGTGAGAGGAGCGAGTCGATGTGGAGGATGGTGCCGTAGACCCTGTACCGCGTTGAGTCTCCCCCCATCGGCAGAAGCTTGTTCATGAACCAGCCCATCTGCTTCTCGCGGATGTCCTTGTTCAAGACCTCTTCGTCGTCCTCGATGTCGTCGCAGTCGATGGAGGAAGGACGTATGGACCCCCACGCCTTGCCGCGGGTCTTTTGCATCATTCCTATTGCAACGACACGGAACTGGTAGTCGCCCCCTAACTGAACAATGATGTCGTTCTCCCGATCGCGGACGATGTCGGCAACGTCGAAGGCTAGGCGAAGTTTCTCGTTCTCCTCGATCTCGTTCTTGATCGCAAGGATGCGCTCACAGGCGAGCTCGTAACTCGCGGAGACTTTCAACTGAAAGGGAGACACCTGGAACAGGGCCTGGGCAAGCCCCATCGAATGATTGAGAAGGGTGGTCTTGGCGCATCCCCGCGGAGCGGCGATCGCAACCCGCTTGTTCGCCAGACACATCATGCGCCACCACTCGCGGTGGCAGGGCGCCAGAGGAAGCCTCTCGTAGAAGCGGTCCCACAGGAACTCCGAAACGAAGCCCTCGACCATCTCCCCCGTCAGTTCAATTGGAGACACGGTCCCCTTCGATGGTCTTCCCCTTCACCATGTCTTCCAGGTACTTGGCGAGGTCCCGCAAATTCGTCTTGCCCTTGCCGCCGGCCATGACGTTGTCCTTCATGTCGGACAGGGTCTTCGCAATGGAAGCAAGGTCCTTGGCCTTCACCGGGGTCTTCCCCACCTCGACCCCTTCGTAATTGATCACCGGGTTCCCCTCGCGGATCCGCTTCTCCAATTCGTCAAGGGAAAGGGACATCGTCCGCAGAAGCTTCCCCTTGGAATCGGCCTCGACCTCCGGCATACACAGGTTCACGACCTGCCGCCATTCCGGGGACTCGATCCAGTAGACCACCGCCCGTGGTTCCACGTGGAGCATTTCCGCCACGTTATCCACAGGGAGACCCAGGAGCCAAGCTTTGACGGCCTCGTACAACTCCTCGTCCGAACAGGTCCGGGGAAGACCCTTCGGCCGCACCGAGGGCAAATGCACTACGTCTTCAGGGAAGTCGGGGGCGAGCATCATCCTTCTCCAGCAGCCTCAGCTTCTGCGCACTCGGCATCCCCGCAGCATAATGCAAATCCTTCAACACCGCCTCCAACACCTCCCGCAGCCGCTCCACCCTCTCCTCTGCCCCCAACTGGTCCCATCCGTGCATATTTTTCCCTTATTCCACTTCCGCGCACTCTACCCCTTGAATCCCCACCGTCAAGTTCTATACTTCCCTTACACCCCTCTACAAAACTCCATACCACCCCGGCATTTCCGCCACTTCCCTCCTTTTGTCCAACCTAACCCATGGACAAAACCCCTCCTGACGTTGGACAAAACACCGCGGTAGGCCCGATCCTCCTCATAATAGCCATGCAACCGCTGTACCTACGCCCCAATTAGACCAGCAGGATGGCCTGTTTCAAAACCTGTAGCAGCGGAGGATGGGGTGATATGCAAATTCTCACTCACTCGGAATTTGCTC